TCAATCTCAGCGGTACCGATCTCCGCTGGGCTGATCTCATCGGGGCTGATCTCCGATGGACCGATCTCAACGGGGCCAATCTCATCGGAGCCGATCTCATAGAGGCCGATCTCAGCAAGGCCAATCTCAGCAAGACCGATCTCAGCAAGGCCGATCTCAGCGGGGTCAATCTCAGCGGTACCGATCTCCGCTGGGCTGATCTCATCGGGGCTGATCTCCGATGGACCGATCTCAACGGGGCCAATCTCAGCGGGGCCAATCTCAGCGGGGCCAATCTCATCGGGGCCAATCTCAGCGGGGCCAATCTCAACGGGGCCAATCTCAGCGGGGCCAATCTTGACTTTTCATGTTGGCCCCTCCACTGCGGATCAACAAATGCAAAAGCCGACGACCGCCTTGCGGCACAGATTCTTTTTCACGCCGTTAACCTGGACATTTCCAACTGTTCCGGGGGTGTCCGCGAAGCTTTCGACTACCTTCGGCGAATGGCCGTGTGTAACTTGTTCCCGGAATATCGGTATGATGTGGACAGATGTGATGAATTTTACAAGTAAGTAAACGGTTACAATTAATTTACAACCTCTACTTTAGGAGAAGAAAATGGCAAACGAAACTACGTTTAAGAACGCCAAAATAGGTGACCGTGTGTGGTCGCCGCACTATGGTAACGGGCAAGTGGCGTGTAATAGTGAAGACCACATACATGTGAATTTTGCACATGGCTTAAATTGCAGATACAATATTGAAGGTTCGCTATGGAACCGCAATCCCTCTTCTGGTCCGTAGTCACCATCACCCCTCCGCCACGTCCGAAGCGGATGGTGGAGAAGGAGTTTGTGCGTTGGATAAACGCATTTGACAACGGTACCATCACAACTCACGAAACTCTGTTTGAAGCGGACCATTTTGCCGAGAATATTCGCAAATCAAATCGTCTTGGTGAAGCAGAACGCATCGTCATCAAACGCCTGGTGGAGGAATAAAAAATGGCAAACGAAGAAATGCTGACAAAACTCAAAAAGCTTTTGGCTTTGGCTGCTAACGCCGGCAGCGAACAGGAAGCTGAAACCGCTATGCGGATGGCTTCGAAAATCATGGCTAAGTACGGACTTGAATCTGTTTCTCTGGAAGAAGAAAAGTCCGGCCCGTTCATTGATTCGTTTTCTTCTGAAACCTGGATTGATTCGAACTCGGAATGGGAAGGAACGTTGTCGGTCATCGTCGTCGAATGCTTCAACTGTCGGCAGATCAGACAGAAACCCATTCAGAAATACGGCATCAAAGGCAAAATCATTTTCGTAGGCGAAAAGAAAGACCTGGTACTGGTTGAATGGTACTACAAGTACCTGAAACTGGCTATCTCTCGCAGGGCGGAACAGCATTCCAAGAAGAAGCGTGACCAACACGCTTTCGCTATCGGAATGATTCTCTCTCTCAGGGAACGGTTACAGAAACTCCACAAGTACGTCGAGGAAGAACGCACCGAGGACACAACGGCTATCGTTCTTCGGACTCAGGCTATGGTGGATAAAAAGTTCAGGGAAATGTTTCCGAGAGTAAAAGAAGTGAATGGTCGAAAAATAAGCAACCAAGATGCTTTGAAAAAAGGGCAAGCTGCTGGAGCAAAGCTTTCTCTTTCGAAGCCTATAAACGGCAGTAATGAAAGAAAATCTAACGGACCTTTGTCTTTGAGCTAAAGGATACAAGAACGGTGGAAGCAATTCTGCCGTTCAAAGGATCTTTTAACTCTAACTTGGAGGATTGAATCATGGGAATCTATATCAACCCTGTGAACGGTGCCATAAAAGAACTTTTTCTTAAAAAATACGGAATGGAAATAACTTTGCAAGATGTAAAGGAATTCACCGACTACAAAGGGGAGTTCGCAGTTGTTTGCCTTGTCAATAACGGACTGTTTACAGCCGCAGCCGTTATGTACAACGAGAGAGAAAAGCAGGAGTTCACAAGGACTTCTGATCCTCGGCCTAAAACGTTTTTCTTGGTTCCAAAATCGGTTATGGAAGAAGGCGGAGTATCTTTGAAAGACCTCGAACAAGCTATCGGAGGAAATTAACATGACCACGAACGAAATGATCGAACAGGCCCAGAAAATCGAAGAAATCAAAAACACCATCAGGTCTCAAAACCCGGAAGTGCAGTTCCCCAGGATCGTTAAAGAGCCTTGTTTTTCTCGCTCCATCGACGGCACGTTTCATCGTGTGGCGAATCGCTTTAACGTGAAGAACGGCGACACGGGACTTTCGTACTCCATCCCGACGGGCGACTACAAGGTCTTCTCGCATGAAGAGGCGTTCTTCATGGCTGAGCAGGCTGTCAAAGACTTGCCCGAATACGGCAAGCCGGAATACAAAGTTCAATTCATCGGTGAAGGCGCCAAGATGGTTCTCGGCGTCACCTTCCCGGAAGTCAAGATGGAAGTAAAAGTTGGCGACTTCGTTGCACCTGAACTTCGGATGTACAACTCCTACGATTTGCAGTGGGTGTTTCGTTCTGAATTCGGTGCTCGCCAGCTGGTCTGTACGAACGGCATGGTTGCTTTCAAGATTCAGAACCAGCAAACGAGGAAGCACCTGGTTTCGGTTCTCAATGTGGAAAGACTTACGGATGAAATCGGAGAACGTCTTGAGAACTTCTCCGAGCAAATCGGTCTGTGGTCTTCGTGGGCGGAAAGAAAGCTCAGCCAACTGGATTACGGAGTGATCGCTGAGGATCTTCCCTTCTCCGGACCTGAAAAGAAAAAGATGGTTGAGGAGATGAACATCATCGGCATGAACACGACGGTCAAATCTTTGATTGAAAGCAACCAGCTTACGGCTTGGGACTTGCACTCTGCGGCTACGCAGTTTGCTACGCATGAGGTTCGGTCTGAAATTCGGAAGATCGACCTTGAAGGCGATATTGAACGGGTCTTCATGCGGCACATGCAGTAAGGTTCTTTAGATTCATAGGTTTCGGGGGCTTCGGCCCCTGGAACCAAATGAACAAGGAACAATCAGCAAAGGAGTTATATGAAAACGTTTGAGGTGGAGATCAGTTCCTTGCAAAACGAACCATTTATGGTCAAAGCAAGGACCGAGGCTGAGGCTGTTCGTCTAGCTATCGAACATTCATTGGAGAAGTATCCTGGCTTTTTTATTCGAATGGAAGAAATTTCATACGAATACAGGGATGCTGCAAAAGGGACTTTGTACGAGTGTGATGAGGAATTGTATCTTGTGGATCCTGGTTATCCGAAAGTCAAAGAGGTAAAGGAGGGTGAATGGAACTAAAGGTTTTGATGATTGTAAACCGTGTCAACACGCAGGTTGCTACTGTCATAATCGACAATGGCAATCCTAAAGAAATCAACTGGAACTTCATCATGGCCAAAGGTTGGAAAGCAACCGTGGTTCTGTCTACGATTGAAGAAGTCCTTACCAACGCACACCAGATGCCCTTGTATGTCGCCAAATCTGTAGCCCACAAATTTCCAAACCTTCCCTGTGTAGACGAACTTTATGAAAACATAGGAGGAATCATCAATGGTCGAAACTGATTTTATATTAGAACTTGCAGGCATTGCCTTTGTTTCTGGTGCCTGTTTCGGTATGGCTGTCATGATTTGTATATTTGGTGAAGACCTAAAAAAAATACTGGTTTTTGACTGGGAAACCTGTGCTGAGCCTTATCAAGAAGGTGAGTAAATGACGAACGAAGAAAAGCTGGTTGAAATTCGTGAAGCCCACAAAAGTTTGTGGGACTGGTTGGCTGCCAATCCTTGGAAAGAAAAAGAAGATTGGCCTGGTTGGAGCAGAAAAAAGAAAGTGAAAAAAAAGTACCTGGGTTTGAGTTACACAATTGAACATTGGTTTTTTAAATTCACTTTCGGTGAACTGTTCATTCCAAACATGTGTTTTTGCTGTTTGGCTACAGGATTTTATCCTGGCAATGCTGTGGACGACGAAAACAGAATGGATTGCCGCTTTTGCCCGATTACTTGGACTGTGAAAGAACCGAACAAAGCCCGTCAAGACATTCAAGGCAACGAATGCGAGGAAGAGGATAACGCTGAATACGAAATTTGGAATTTTACAAACAACGAACCGGAATATGACTGCTACGGTGAAGAAACTCCTGAACAGACCAGAATTAGACTTGCTCGTTGGATCAGCGATGCCTGGAAGTAAGTAATCAGCGGCAAGCTTTGTCAGGGAAGACGAGGCTTGCAACGGGTTATTAACTTCAAAGGAGGTTCTTATGCACATTTCGGAAGTAAGAGAAAAGACGGCTGAAAATCTTGCTGTCGCAAACTTGGAGAAGGACCACTACCACCAGAGCATACGGCGTGGTGCTATGCTTTTGGTGAAGAAGCAGTTGCCGAAAGCTAAGTTTGTCACGCAGTACAGTTCAGGTTCTACTTTCTGGCATACTGAAAGAGGCGGATTCATGGTCACTAATGAAACTTTGTTGGAAAACCATTTGTAGGAGTGACTGTGCCGAAAGAAAAACTGATTTTTAACAAATCCAAGGTTCTGTTCGAAAAAGCATACATGGGAATGTGTCAAAGATGCAAAGGCACAGGCATTGCTCCGAAAGATAAAGACGGAAAATGTGTCCTGTGTAACGGATTCGGAGAACTTTGGATTTCTAGCTCTGGTTGGACTTTAGCCAAATGGGCTACACCGAACAAAGACGAAAAACTGTATTAGGAGGATTGTATGAGTCTGAAAGATTGCAAAATCGGCGACAAGGTTGCTGATTTAGAATTATACTGGGGCGAAGTTATGAGCATGAACGCTAACGCCCTGTACGCCAGGTTTCCCAATCCTGAAGGACCGGCTATCATAACAGGCTACGACTACAATGGATCGAGATGGTTGGCTCCTAACCGAAAAATGCTTTTCACAATGGATGAAGTAAAGAACGGAGCTTTGAACGATTACTTGGAAAGAAAGAAAGCCATTTTTGAAGCTGGAATCCAAAAACGTACCAGAAAAAAATATGGTGAATTTAAAACGTTTTTCGTCATGGAAAACGAACATGATGACGGTTTGTGTATAGCGTCGAAAGGACCTGTCTACTTTTCAACAGAAATTGCCAAAAAAATCAAAAACGCTTTGGACAACAGATCCTTCAACTGGGAAAACGGTCTTGAAGAAAAGAAAGAAGAACACCAACCTGAACCTTCCAAAGGTTGTAACAAGTTTATTTTCTTATTTCGGTTGAATAAGAAAGAAAGGACCCTTGTTTCAAGCGGGTTGCTTTCCAACGTAATGATTGGAACTGGAGAAGGTCCTACTGTCGGGGCAGCTTTCAGAAATTGTCTTCTCAAAGAAGGCTGCAAACGTGGCGACGCTTTGGAAGAAGCTTACATGTCCAGCAAAGTTCACGAACTGTTCTACTATCAGACTTTCGGCAGCGGATTGGAAGAAAATTGCGAATGGCTTAAAACTTTTCACAAAGTGATGAAAGACAGGGTTAACCAAATTCATCAATGCGGCAAAAGCAAAAGTGGATTTTCGATCTACTCCGTTCTTTCCGATGTCAGAATGTGTGGATAGGAGGAAAGATGGAAACAATTATTTTGGTATGCGTTTTCTTGCTTGGTTTCATTGTCTGGACCTATTTGACTAGGAGGTACTGGGATGACTGAAAGAGAAATGAACGAATGGGCCATAGAACTTCTTTCTTGGCTTGAAGATGCTGTTTGGGACGTTGCTGCGTGTTGCATGAGCGATCCTGAATGGAAAAGCAAAGCCAAGAAAGCAAAAGTGAAGCTGACCAGAGATTGGTTGGCTGACGAACTTTACAGTGACCCTGAAGAGGTTTGGGAGTTGCTTGGAGACCGTATCTGGGACGTTTGCAAAGGAGATAACGATACTATCATCGCTTTTTGCAAGATCATCGAAGGTAGGGGCAGCTCCGCTGTAAAGAGAGCTATGCGAAAGGCTATTGAGAAGTATTCAAACTGTTAGCAAGGAGAAAATCATGGGAAGCTTTTCAGAAATACTCAACGGACTCCCTTCTGACCGAGAATTGGCTGAACATGTAGAAGAAGTGGTGGACGAAACCATAAACTACGGAAATGCTGAAGGCGAAGCCAACTACGATTTCAAAGAAGAACAAGCTGAACCGTTGGTTCGTGAAATTTCGGCTATTTTGAAGAAATACGGAGTAACTGAATTCTTGTTCTTGATGCCTATCAGGAATTTTGCAACCATCAACTACTGCAAAATTACTTCTATAGCGGCGGCAAAGGTGATTAAAGTTTTCTTTTCATCCTCTCCTGAAGCAAGAGCAGTGTACGATTTGCTCAACATGCAAGCTGAGTTGAATATTGATAACAAAATAGAAATGGATCCTGACGCTTAGTTCGGTATACATGAGGGGCCGAAAGGCCCCGAACAGTGGATCGAACTTTAACGAAAAGGAGATTGTATGGGATGGTTCATGTTTTCATTACTTGGAGTAGGAACCTTCACTTTGTTTATGGGAAAATTCACACTTACGGAATATCTGCTTTTCTCGATCATGATTGAACTTGGATTTTTTGGACAAAACATTCTTAACTACCTTCGAAGCATTGATGGAGGAGGTAGAGGATGAAAGAACACAAAATGGTTGTGACGATTAGATTCCCGGATGACGTTCCTAAAAGGTTTGCTATGGACTATGTTCGGGAAGCGATCCTTAATTGGAGAGGACAATTCCATCCAGATGATCCTTTAAATTCTGTAAAGAAAAACTTCGTGAGCGTAGTTGGTTACAACCCTTACGTTCCTAAAAACGACAATTGGTACTAAATAACTTTTAAAACAAAACCCTTAACGTAGGAGCATGAAATGCCCAAAACCATTTCGATGTATCAAACTGAGGACGGCAAAATTTTTCAGAACAAAGAAGAAGCCGAAAAACACGAACAAAGCTCGGAAACCTACAACAAAGTTCGAAGTGTTTTGCGGACATTCAGTGTTATGCCTCTAGTGTACCAAAACACGGTAGTTGATCTTATCGTGAAAAAGTATCCGAAATTGGTGGACAGTCTTCTTCTGAAAGAAGGAGAAGAAAAGAAAAACCACCGTAACGGGTACAACGATGTCAAGTTGCTGCTTTCCAAAGACCCGAACAAATACTGGCCTGTTTCGGAGATTCAGGAACGTCTGAATATCTCCTACAGCACTGTGAACAACCACGTGAACAAACTCCTAAAAGAAGGTCTCATTTCTCGCGCTCAGAAGGGTGTTTACCGAATCAACACTTTGACCAAGAACGTTTAGTTCGGTATACCAAAGGGGCCGAAAGGCCCCAAATGGTGGATCGAACCTGTAACCTACGAGGTGAGTATGGACTTCAAGTTGTTGAAATCGGCTGTAGCTGGTCAATTCGAAAAGATGAAGAAGCACAAACTTTTCATAACTGGCACAGACAAAGATGAATTGTGGAATCTGTATCTGGATTCGTTCCCTGAAGGGACGAATTTGATCTACAGAGAACGGCGGGAGTACGATTGTTCCTGCTGCCGTCAGTTCATCAAGAACATCGGCAGCGTCGTGAACATCATTGACGGCAAGCTTGTCTCCATCTGGGACTGCAAAGTTGACAATGAGAACTACCAGACCGTTGTGGATGCTCTTGCTCAGTACGTCAAAAACAAACCTGTTGTCGGTCTGTACTACAACAGCGAAAAGGTTGTCGGCATTGACAAAAACTTCGAAGACTTGGTTGACGGCATCCAGACCTGGGAACACTTCTTTGTAAACGTTCCCCCGGCTGTCGTCAAAAAGAAAGACGAAATCAACAGTTCGAAAGGAACTCACACCGATTCTTTCAACGTCCTTAAACGGTCGTTTGAAGAAATCACTTCGGACGCCGCGAAAGAGGTTCTTGATCTTATCGCGCAGGGCTCTCTGTATCGTGGCGAAGAACACAAGATGTCTGTCCAAACGTTCTTGGATTACAAACGTCCGTACGAGTGTCTTCCCGAAGAAAAGAAAGATTTGTACGTTTGGACAGTTTCTACTTCTGTTGGAATGAACGTTTCACGAATCAGGAACACAGCAATCGGAACTCTTCTCGTTGATCTTTCTGAAGGCGTCGATCTTGAGGAGGCTGTGAGAAAGTTCGAACAGGTGGTTGCTCCGATGAACTACAAACGGCCCACTTCGTTGATCTCGCAAAGGATGATCGACAACGCGAAGAAGACCGTTGAAGAACTCGGACTGACTTCTGCCCTTGAAAGGCGCTTTGCGAATGAGAACGATATTCCGATCAATGACGTTCTCTTCTCGTACAAGACGACGAAAAGTGCCAGAGGCGGAGACTTGTTCGATGGTCTCCCGACGAAAAAGAAAGAACATAACTTCAAGAACGTTAAGGAAATGAGCATCGAAAAGTTCTTGAAGGATGTGGTTCCCACTGCTTCTGAGTTGGAAATCTTCATGGAGAATCGGCTTATGCCGAATCTGGTCAGCTTGATTGCTCCTGAAGATCCGACGGCTGAAAACATGTTCAAGTGGCACAACAAGCTGTCTTGGTCTTACAAAGGCGGTGTGACTGATTCCATCAAGGAGCGTGTCAAGGCTGCTGGTGGAAAGATCGAAGGTGACGTTTGCATTCGTCTTTCTTGGAACAACTACGACGACTTGGACTTGCATCTTTTCAGCGCCAGCGGTGGAACCCATATTTACTATGCACAAAAAAGGGATTCTTATACTGGTGCTTGGCTTGACGTTGACATGAACGCTGGAGGTCCTCGTTCACGCACTCCGGTTGAAAACATCACCATAGGAAACCGAAAGCACCTCCATGACAAAGAGCATTGGGTAGTTAAAGTCCACCAGTTTGCTCAAAGGGAAAACATCGACGTTGGTTTCGTTGTTCAAGTTGAAACGAAAGACGATATTCGTGAATACGGATACGAAAAACCCGTCAGAGGTACAATTGAAGTTCTTTACTTCTACTACGACAAAAAAGAGGACAAGATCGTCATTAAGGACGTCCTTCCCGCTTCTTCGGTTCAGAAAGAAGTTTGGGGAATCAAAACCGAAGACTTCGTAAAGGTCAAGAACATCATGCTTTCCCCCAACTACTGGGGAGAACGTCCGGTTGGAAACAAGCATTATCTCTTTATGCTTGAAGGGTGCAAGAATGAGGAACCTACTCGCGGGTTCTTCAACGAGTACCTCAATCCGATTCTCGACAAACACAGAAAGGTTTTCGAGATTCTGGGCGGCAAGCTGACGGTCCCGTACACCGACAATCAGCTTAGTGGAGTCGGGTTCTCTTCGACTTCGCAGAATCACTTTCTGGTGCGTGTGTCTGGTTCGTTCAACCGTATCGTTAAAGTAACCATCTAACTTCTCAAGGAGAACATCCATGTCCATTGACACTCTGTTCATCAAAGCTACCCGTGAAAAGTTTCGTTTCCCCACTGACTGCATCGGTCAGGTTGACGTTGAGGCTTTGTGGGACTTTCCCCTGAAGTCTACCCGAGTCAACAAACCTGATCTGAATACGACTGCTATCATTCTGCACAAAATCTTGAAGGAGCAGGAAGAAACGTCGTTTGTGGATGAAACTCCCCGGATCAGCACTGACATTCAGGATATGCTGGAGATCGTGAAGCACATCATTTCGGTCAAGAAAGCTGAGGTTAAGGAAGCCCTCTTGCTGAAGCAGAAGAAGGAGCGCAACCAGAAAATCATGGAGATCATCTCCAAGAAGAAGGATGCCGCCCTTGAGGAAGCTACTGTCGAAGAACTGGAAGCTCTTCTGAACCAGTAGTCTTGCATACGACGGGGCAGGAGAAATCCTGCCCCTGAACAATGCAAGAAAACTAAAAGGAGAGTTTATGTGTCATTTAAACGATTTACCAGTCGTTGTTGACAAACCAGGAACTTACATAACAAGAAACGGCAAAACCGTCATTGTTCACGAAATAAAACCATCTAAACACAAGGACAAATCTATCACTGAATTTTTGGTCAAAGGTTCTTTAATCATTAGAAAAAATAACCGAGTACGTTATCATTATGACATATGGCACGTTTCAGGAAGATTTGAAGCTGTAATTCCTTGTGATATGGACATCATTGGAAAGGAGGAACAGTGTACATCCAAATAACAACAAGATGCAACATGGAATGCCCGCATTGCTGTTACGCTTGTACGGCAAAGGGTGAGGACATGTCTCTGAAAACATTTAAACAGGCTTTGGAACTGGTAGAAGACTCAGGATCAACTGTCTGTATAGGCGGGGGTGAACCAACTCTTCATCCCAAGTTCTGGGACTTCATTGTTTTAGCTTTAGGAAACGAATACATCGAGTGTGTTTGGATGGCTACAAACGGAAAGAAAACCGAGTCGGCTTTACGTTTAGCAGCCATGGCTAAGAAAGGTATTTTGAGTGTTGCGCTTTCTCAAGATTCGTATCATGAACCAATAGAAGAAAAGGTCATTGAGGCTTTCAAAGTTGATCCAAGGAGACAACATGACCGAGACTTTCGAGAGATTAGAAACGTTGACGATCACGTTATAAAAGCTGGGAGGGCTGAAACCGAGCAAGAATGGCAAAGGGAAAACGATTGCGTTTGCAATGAACTTTTCGTTGATCCTAAAGGAAACATTTGGCGGTGTGGCTGCAAAGAGGAACTGCTTGGTCATGTTTCTACTGGGTACGACATGAACAGTGATTACCGAAGTTGTTCAAAAGAAGAAAAAGAGGAGGACGAATGAGAAAGGTGATGGCTGTGATCGCACTGTTGGCTATGGCTTTCAACGCAAGTGTCGGACACTGTAATGACGACGAAGGTGACTACGATGACGAAAAAACCTACAATGAGGAAAATATCCGGGTCTTCGACAAAAAGGGAAACTATGAAGGACACATTTACAAGGATCGCGTCTTTGATAGCAAAGGGAATTACCAAGGGCGGATCACCAACAGCGACAAACTTTTCAGCCCCAAAGGGGAATATCTTGGACGAGCGAAAAAGAGCGGAAATTAAAGCACTTCAAGAATCAACCAAAAAGATTCTGAAAGAAGGAACATTCATCATGTCTTCCATCATCGGCGAATTTGACGAGTACATTGATAAATCAGAACCAATTTGTATAGTCGGACTGATTGAAATACTTGGCAAAGTCGCTGAAACAATGAAATCCGGAACAGCGTCTTTACACATGTCCAAAATGCTTCTTGGAGAAAACACTGAACCTAATCTTGAAGAAGTAAAAATCCTAAAAGCCAAAATGGACAGTCTTATGACACTGTACGTGGAGAACGTTGACAAATCGAAAAAAGAAGTCAGTGGTATCCTAAAACAGTAAGTTCGGTATACATGAGGGGGCTTCGGCCCCCGAACAGTGGACCGATCAAACAGGAGGCACTTATGGACATAGATGATTTAAATTTCGAATACGGAAAGTTGATTTACAAAGCTTTGTCTGCTTTTCCTGGAATGTCAAGGCACGAAGCGATTTTGTACGCCAATGCCGTTTTAAAAAATAAAAAAGGAGAAACAACAACTTTCGTTTTCTCAGACAACAAACCTATTGTTGTTAGGATCAACGGTGAATTCAAATTGAAAAGAACTCAGTAATGGTTTAATATCTACGGAGATTTTTTATGAACGAAGTGAAAAGTTTTCTTGAATATATGGCAGAACCTTGGTTGTATACTAATATCGTGCCAAATTTACCTAAAGACGTACTCAGACAAAAACTCCAATACTACGCTGAAAAAAATTTTCCAAATTATAAAAAACTAGACATAGAAATAGAAGTGGAAAAGGTCATAAATAAAATTACTTGGAGGTAAAATGCCTCTAAACAGTCTAATGCCACATCAAACATACGGATTGCAGTTTATAGAAAAAAACAACGGAAATCTAATATTAGCTGACGATATGGGTTTAGGAAAAACCGTAACTATCGCTCAGTGGATCATGAACCACCCAGAATTACGTCCTGGTCTTATAGTTTGTCCTCAAATCATAAAACTTAACTGGCGCAAAGAGATTCAAAAGTTCACTTCGGGAGTAAAAACCATACTCCTTGAAGGAACTCCTGATCCTCGCATATTTGGTCGGCTTAAAAAGGACGTTGTGTTCATAGCCAACTACGACATTATTCACAAATGGCACTTGCATCTCTTAGTTGGTCAGATGAAATTCATGATTCTGGATGAAGCACATAACGTCCTCAAAATCACTTCACAAAGAACCAAAGCTGTTTGGACTCTCGCAAAAGGGTTTCAGCAGTACCCTGGTATACCGCATATCATGCCTGTTACGGGAACACCGTCCATTAATGATTACAAAGAAGTTGCAAGACTGGTCGAATTGTTTGACCAACAAAGAGCAAGAAAATTATTGGATGCAAGAAACGAACAAGAGTTCAACAGAATTTTAGCTCCTGTCATGTTGCGTAGAACGAAAGAAGAAGTTTTGAATCTACCGGAAAAAACAGCACACACCGTTAGAGTAAAACTATCTAACAGGGTCGAGTACGACAATGCTTATAATTCTTTTAACACGTGGATTAAGAGCGCAGGCACGTACAGGAGACTGCAATCCGCTGTGGGTTTCGCTAAAGTAGAGATACTTAAAAAGGCTTCCGCTTTAGGCAAGATAGACGCTGTTACTGAATGGATCGAAGAAAATCTGCCAAGCAAAAAAGTGGTTTTGTTTGCTCACCACAAATCAGTTGTATCCGAATTAAGAAAAAGATTCCCAAGCAACTCTGTAGTCATTGATGGAAGTGCTACTCCAAAACAAAAAGAACTTGCCAAGAATCGTTTTCAAAAAGATCCGAAGTTTCGTCTTGCAATCTGCAATCTCAAATCTGCTGGAATTGGAGTAACTTTGACATCTGGAACCATTCTGGGTTTCATTGAACTGCCTTGGACTCCAGCAGAAGTAGATCAAGCAAGGGACAGAATACATCGGATAGGACAAATGTTTCCCGTCGATATTGTGTTTTTCATTGGAGAAAACACAATTGACGAAAGAATCTGTGAAATACTGGATTACAAAAGGAGGAACATTGGTTTAGGTGTTTATGGTAGAAGTCCAAGTAAGGACGAAATGTTGAAAGAACTCTTAAAAAAGGAGATGCGTAATGGCACCGAAACTTTTGCGGAAAAAATCAAAAGCTTCTTCACCCAGTGGTCTTTCGGATAAAGAAATCCGACTTCTCGTAAACGAAGGGTACAACCTTCATTGCGATTACAAAGAGACTGAGAAAGAACTGGACAAAATCAAGAAGAAGCTGAAGGCTGAAGCTGCGAAACGAAATGTCACCTCATTTCAAGGTGACGACTGCGTTGCTATCTTCTCTCCAAGAGAGAACTACTCCTGCAATGCCGAAGACTTTTACGACGAATGTGAAGCCAGTGACAACATTTCTGGTTTCTGGTCGTCAATCAAAGTCATGGTCGAACTTGCCAAAGAACATGCTCCGGAAGAATACGAGAAGCTGAAAGAGTATGTCAATTCCACTATCTCCATCACCTTCAAGTAACCGTAGAAAACTGAAAACCAGAGCCTTGAAAAAGGCTCTGGAAACGCGGGTTTCTGCGAATTACTATTGCTAACGCTTTTAAAACACCTTACACTGTAAATTCAGGAGGAAAAAATGTCAGCAAAAATTGTGGCTAAAAAAGTACGTTGTTTGCTGTGCGGTCATTACAGAAAATCGAAAGTCATTGACACCGTAAACAAACGGCCTATTCGAAGGTGTGAAGAAATAGGAAAAGGAGTTCAAGCTGAAACTGAAGTATGTGAAAAATTTGTAATCACCAAATTTTTCCGATGTAAAAAAGGCGGATGTGATATGAATCCGACCGTCTGTGCCAATAGACACAAACGAAGAAGTTTTCAATACGATGAGGAATGCCGAAAATGTAAACAATACTTTGATATAACCGAAGCTCTAAAACTCCATGCAATAAACGAATACAAAAAAGGAAACCGCACCCGACTCCTCAGAAAAAAATCAACGGTAACTGCTGAAAATAAACCGAAACTGAGAAGGAGAAGCAACTAGCATGTACACACCTGAAGGTTTTGAGAATGTAAAACGTATGGATCAGCATTTACCCAACTCCATCAAAATGGCAGTCTACGCTTACGACTTCAATAACTACCTCACCCTAGACGACGCCGACCTTCGCAGTGACGCAAATATGGAACCACAAAACATTGTTTACCGAAAATCAATGTTTGAAAAACTCTCCAATGAAGCCAAAGAGGTCATTGATATCTTCTTGAACACTCCTGCTGAAATGATTACCGTATATGGAACACCGTCTAAAGAAATGATTAAATATTTTTTTCTGAAAAAGGGATGGAAACACATAACAATCAAAAAGGCTTTCTCTGAAGTTGAAAACTATGTGAGGAACGTTTTGGAGGCGTAATGAAAATTCTCACACCTGATCCTCTGGTGTGCCAAATAGACTCTGACGGAAAAAAACTCCTTCAGAGTCTTTTGTCCTACCCTACCGAATATTGGATTCAAGGCAAATTCAAAAAAGAACGCAAGATCAACACCAAGTGCATGATATACGGCAGAAAGCCAAAATACTATTTCCCAGCTGGTCTTCTGCACAAAGTCACGGAGCACCTCAAAAGCAAAAATATCAAATTCACTGTAGAAGAACCGGAAACCCTTGAAAGTAGCTGGCCTCCTTCTATCGAAGGGATCACTTTCAGGGACGATCAACTCCGATCAATCAAAGCTGCCGTCGATCTTCAACGGGGAGTCTTGAAACTCCCTACTGGTACAGGCAAAACCGTTGTAGCTTCTGGCATTATATCCTGCTTTGACGGCTACAATGTTCTGTTCCTGGTTCACACAAAAAGCCTTTTGTACCAGACTGCTGACGAACTTGAGAAGTTCTTAAAAGAACCTATCGGTTTGATTGGCGACGGACACAAAAACACCAACGAACGAATTACAGTTGCAATAACCAAATCCTTTATTACAATGGACCCTGACTTCACACTGGATACTTACGACATGGTCATCGTTGATGAGTGTCACCACGTATCCAGTTTTGATGGAATGCACGCCAAATGCTTAAACTCCATCTTAGCTCCTATGCGTATCGGTCTGACTGCTACCATGCCTGACAAAGATGCGCAGAAAGCGGCTCTTGAAGGTTTGATCGGACCTGTTATTGATACGCTGTCTTTGAAGGAGGGAAACAAGCTTGGAATACTTGCTAAACCTAAAATTCGGATAGTGAAGGTTCCTTACTCTCACAACATACGAGGCGAGAAGAAATACCCGGACGTTTATAAACGTGGAATCGTTACGTACAAAGCAAGGAACGAACTGATTGCTTCTTTGGTTCAAGAAGAAGCAAAACTTGGACACACTGTTCTTATCAACATTACGAATCTGGAACACGGAGACTATATCTCTGACAAACTTACGGACGCTGGCATTGACCATGAATTCGTTGAAGGCATGACTGACGGACAAGCTAGAGAAGAAATCAAAAAACTTCTAAATGACGGTCATATTCAATGTGTTATCAGTTCGAAAGCTTGGAGAGAAGGTGTAAACATTCCGACTTTAAATACTGTCATCAATGCTGCTGGTGGTAAATCTGAAATCGGAACTTTGCAATTCATTGGTCGTGGTTTGAGAAAAACTGAGGACAAGGACGTTGTAACAATCATTGATTTGTTCGATCCATCGCACCCGTACTTAATTTCACACTTTGGAGAGCGCATATCGTTGTATTGTGAAAACGGTTGGATTTAACTTGTAAAAAAGGCGGTTGTATGGACAATTTCACCGACGCTTACCTAGGGAGGAAGACAATGGTTTGCCCTGATTGTGGGGCAAAAATGCTTCTGAAAGAATCCCGATACGGGTTGTTTTACGGTTGCCAACGCTTTCCTGAGTGTACATGCGCTCATGGAGCCCATCCAGACGGCACTCCATTAGGGAAACCAGCTAATAAAGCCACTAGATTAGCACGAAAGAAGCTCCATGAACTATTCGACCAACTGTGGAATAAAGCTGACAAAGAACTGTTTCCAGTATCTGAAATAAACGAGGGATCGAAGAAACGAATACTGTATTCAGCTAGATGGAGGGCTTATTTGTGGCTTTCAGTGTACATGGGACAGACTTTTGACGAAACACATATCGGTATGTTCACGATTGAGCAGTGCCAGAAAGCGGAGAAGATTATAGCTATCAAAAAACCTGACGCAGTAAAAATAAAGGAATGGTATAATAAAGGCGGTAGGAAGTATGCCAAAGATAATACTAGAGAAGGTTGACCTTTTCGGAGTATTAGAACAGCTTGACGTTCCTTATTCGGCTGGGGTCAAAAATGTTGCCCCTGGCTGGATAGGAGTTGCTTGTCCATTCTGTGGAGATGAAACAAACCACCTTGGAATCAATATCGAAGCTAGAACTATCTCTTGTTGGAAATGCGGCACAAAAGGGACTTTGCTAAAGTTTCTCAAGGAGTTTACGGGATCGTGGGCTAGGGTGCTTGATGTAGTGCGTTTGAACTATTCTGACGCACTTTATTTCGCGTCAGAATCACGCGAGAGCGACGATACAGCGAAAAACGTACTAGATACTACAATGCCCTCTGGGATGCGCTTAGAACTCAATTCAGCCGCGTGTAAATACTTAGAATCCAGACGTTACGATCCATATTTTTTAGAAGAAAAGTACGATTTGCGATGCACAAATGGTATTTCGTACATCCGTTGGGACAAAAACGAAGTTCCATTTGACCGAAGAATCATAGTTCCAATAAAAGACAAGAACAAAATTCTCACTTACGTGGGTATAGATTACACCAGAAAGTCCAGCATGAAGTACAAAAACTGCCCTAAAGAGTGTAGTATAGAGCCAGTCAAGAACTGTTGGTACAATCTTGATTCAGTCAGAGGGACAGCTATCGTGGTTGAAGGTATCACAGACGCTTGGAGGATGGGTGATGGAGCAATAGCCTCGTTAGGAAAAATAGTCACCGAAAATCAAATAGTGAAACTCTTACAATCTGGTGTAAACAAGGTGTTTGTTTTGTTCGACTCGGATGCTGATCGTGACGCTGAAAAACTTGCTTATACTATCGGAAGTTTCATACCCACCAAGCTCGTTTTACTTGATGAAGGTGATCCGGATGACTTGTCAGATAAAGAGGCAGAAGAAATTCGCAAGGAGTTGATTTTTTCTGTTGACTAATTTTTTCGGCTTATTTAGCTTGTCTTTGCTTCATCTCTCAGCCTGGTAAACTGGGAGTTACAACAAAGGTTTTTGACTAGGTTTTTACTGGAAGGTTGTTGTATTTGAAAATTATCCACGCTGTTACAGTTTGTGGGTGAAGGTTTTAAAAGTCGGCTTACCACCGATAAAGTCCTTCCAGACAAAAACCTTTGCCTTCACCTGCAAACTGTAGCAGCGTTTTTTTGCGGCTAAATTTCGAGGAGACCGACATGAATACTCCCTATACAGAACACATCCAAGAACTGCTATATTTATATTCCGGCGAATCCCACGCACCACTCTACCGAAAATTTCTACATCACTTCAAAGATGCCAACACTGCTTTAGTTTTATCCGCCATCGTTCGCTGTATTCACTTCGACCACCAACGCCTTCAATCCGGAAAAACAGTCAATCAAATTTTTGTGGCTGACAACGGTCTTATTTTTCATAAAATAAGCATGGATTTTTTAGCTGAATCAACAGGGTTAAACCGATCCACAGTTAAAAAAATTACGGATTTTTTAGAAGAACAAAACCTCATAGTAAAAATAACGGGTTCGGTTCAAACAAAAAGCCGCATGGTCAAAGCTTGTTACTTTCATGTCCTGTTTAATAACCTTGAACAAGAACTTAAAAAAACACCATATCCAATTTACAGCAGAGACTTTCAACCAACAGAAGTTTTTGCCACACTCGCAAATGACATTAATAATGCGAGTAAAAAAATATCAACAAAATCAACGAATGGCTCAAACACACCTTACGATAGCGCACGGCCTTTACTTTCGAAAAAAAACAAAGAAACCGACCCACACGAAAGGGGAGGCCTACCCCATTCGAAAGGGGACACCTCCACCATATCTTATAATAAAGAAAAAAATACCATTAAAGAAAAATCTCCTCTTTCTTCGAAAGAGTACAACTGCTCTAGCCGAGCAGTTGAGTCCAACACAGGTGAAAAATTTGGTCCATCAAGGTTGTTAAGAAAGAAAAAACCTTTGACCAAGGTGGAATCAAACTTTGAACCGAACATTGAACCTAAACCTAAAGTGGACAGGTCAAAGTTTAAGAACATTGTTCATGGCAAGGTTTCAAATGTGAAAGTCAGTAAAAAGGTTCAAGAGTACATTGACCTTTGGAATGAACATGCAGAGTCAACCAAAGGTATGAAGGTTGTTCATGAGTTTGAACGGACTGGTCCATTCAAAGGGAAACAGCAAACCAAGAACTTCAAGGCCATTGTTTCACTTTTGAGCAAATTCATTTCGGGCGTCATGTTTCAAGGATCTGACTATTCGGAATTTGTCGATGGCGTTGATATTGAAGATTTTGAAACGGCAATCATTCGCTTGAAAGAAGCTGCATTTGATACGGACGTTAAACCTGCAAAAAAAGAATGGTTGATCGAATCGTTGAACCTCAGGACATTCTTAGAAGGATCGGATCGTGGTATTAAATGCAAACCCTTGTTCCTTGAGTTTGGTTTGCACGACCCTGAACCGATCATTCGCATTGAATCTAGGGACGACGATCTTTCTGGGTACATCGAAGATGTTTACGCCGAAAAAGTGTTAGGCGACTACAACAGCAATTACGAATTCACCAAAGAAGAAATAATCAAAATCAATATGGCGACGAACAAGCTCCTTGACTTCAAACGACGGTTCAAAAGGAAGCTGAAAGGAGACCCTTCGAATGAAACTATGGCTCGGCTTTTGATGGAGGCATTCTTGAACAAAAAGAAATACGATTCGGAACGGTTTCAAATGAATTTAGGGAATCTTGCTTCGAACTGGATGTTTGATACGGTCTTGCCTGAATACCTTGTTGAAATCAATTCTTCAGTTTGGAATGACTAGGAGGTTGTTTGCGTGGTTGCGAAAAAAAGAACCAGAGTCATTAACGTCGATACCTCGATTGAGAGGTTGATTGTTACTGGCTTCATCGTTGATACGGATTTTTGCAGAGAACTAGCCGAAATTGTATCTCTGGAGTACTTCCAGTCGAAGTATGTAAGGCTGATTGCTCAATGGGCTTTAGAATATTACGACCGATACGAGAAAGCATGTGGCGAGGACATTGAAAAGATTTTCCAAGCAGAGAAGCACAAGAAAGAAGTTGCCGAAGAACACCTCATTGAACGTTTCCTAGGAGACATTTCAGACGAATACGGTGCTGGTGGTTTCAATTCAAAGTACACGGTTGACCAAGCAATCAAGTATTTCAAGAAACGCGACCTGCAAATCACCATGACCAATGTTCAGATTTACTTAGAAAAGGATGATTTGGTTTCGGCTGAAGAAGAAATCTTGAACCGAAGCAAAGTCGATCTGCCTACGTTTCAGTGGTGTAATCCATTCGGAGAAATCGAAACAGTACACAAAGCTCTTGAAGCATCGGAGAACAAGTTCTTTGAGTTTGAAGGCGGATTGAAGAAACTTGTAGGACCCATTGACCGTGGGTTTTTTATTGGTATGCTTGCTCCGATGAAACGAGGCAAGACTTTTGAAATGCTTGACTGGGCTGTAAGTTTTGCCAACCAGAAATTGAAAGTCGCGTTCATCTCACTCGAAATGTCGGAAGAGCAGGTCAACAAACGGTTGTACAAAATGATTACCGGGTACGGCGACGAAGCTGGAAAATACCATATGCCAGTTTTCGATTGCGCGAAGAACCAAACTGGTGAATGTGTACGAACCGAGCGCGAAAATTCATATTCGCTTATCGAGAGTCAAGAAGACGAAGAAAACGAAGGAGGATCGAGGAGGACGTCAAGGAGGGGTAAGAAAAAAGACGATGAAGAGCCTAAGACAGTCACAAAAGAATACGACCCTGAAAATCCGTACAGACCTTGCACCTACTGTCGTTTCAACCATCCTAAGCTTTACACTCCGGCTTTCTACCGCGAAACTCACAAAAAGAAAAAATTGTCCGTTGACAATGTATGGCGTCGAATCAAATCCCTTGAAAAAATGATGGGCAGAGGAAATCTCCAAGTCCGTTGTTTCCCAAAGTTTTCCGCAAACGTTCGTGATCTGCAACACGAACTGAATATGATGGAGCATCACAAAGGTTTTTTGCCTGACGTTATTGTAGTGGACTACGCGGATATTCTTGGTCCTGAAAACGTGAAAGAAACAGGACGAGAAAGAACGAACTCTACTTGGATGACTTTGGCGCAAATGGCTTCAACTAGAAATGCTGTGGTTGTTACTGCTTCACAGTCGAACAGACCTGGTATCAAGAAGGACAGTCTGGAAGCCGAAGATACTGCGGAAGATATACGTAAAATAGCACATGTTGATTTTATGCTGTCATTGAACCAAACCAAAGCTGAAAAAGAAGCTAACGCCATGCGATTAGGTTTACTTGCACACCGACATAAAGAGTTTTCTGAAGACAACCAAGCGTTGGTTTTGACTATGCCTTCTCTTGGTCAGATAAATTTGGATTCGATCCTTGTTAATTGCAAAGGCGATAAATATTTTTACTTAGGAGGATAGATGAGCAACTTGTGGTTGAATATCAGAATCGGTTTGTACCATTTACAAATAGGTGAAGGTCATTGGTACAGTGTTCGCATCTCTCGAAATGATTACCATAAAGAAATCAATTATTCCAACGGATACTTTAAAATACACACTCTGAAGTTTCCTTGGATGTAGGGAGAGATAATATGGCAAACGAAACTACGTTTAAGAACGCCAAAATAGGTGACCGTGGAGGGAATGATGGGCTACTTATCAAAATCAAAGTTCTTCACCCCAAAGAACATCGTCGGATACATGCGTCACAAATTTAATAATACCCGCGTCATATTAATGCATGATGGAGAAGATTACTATTTGATATGTAAGCGATTAATCGGTCCGCGTGATATACAGGAAACAAAGTTAGTATTTACGCCAGAAGCCATTGAGGCGATAGCGGCCATGTATTTATCTGGCAATGGTCCAAAATGCGGTAAGCTGATAAAGGAGTAGAGCATGGCTAACGACGACCTCCGCACATGCAAGCCTCTTGATCTTATGGAAGCTATCGTCTCGGACGTTGGTACTCTTGATGGGATTGTGTGTGACCCCTTCATGGGGTCAGGAACTACTGGAGTTGCTTGCATCAATACTAATAGGAAGTTTATAGGAATTGAGAAGGAGCCTAAGTATTTTGAGATAGCGGTTAAGCGAATTGAGGGTGCTTTAGCTAAGAAGTCCCAATGCAATTAAGGTTAAATAGATGGGGGGAGGTTTTAGATCATGCCTTTATATGATTTTCAATGCACTAATTGTAGAGAAGAGTTTGAAGAACAGGCTAAGGTAGAGACTATTTCAGTTCCTTGTCCTTCTTGTGGGGCTGATAGTAAGAAACTGGTATCCACCCCAAGTTTTATTTTGAAGGGGGAGGGCTTCTACTCTACCAGGGATCAGTACGAATGAGATACTTGTCCCTTTTTTCCGGTATAGAAGCCGCTACAGCAGCGTGGAAGCCCTTGGGGTGGGAACCTGTAGCCTTTTCTGAGATAGATAAGTTCCCTTGTGCTGTTCTGAAGCATCCTTACCCCTCTGTGCCTAATCTTGGTGATGTGACGAAGCTAGACGCCAGAATTTATCAGGGTGTGGTTGACGTGGTTGTCGGCGGATCGCCCTGTCAACCCTTCTCTATCTCGGGGATGAGAAAAGGGCTTAGGGATGCCCGTGGAAATTTAACCCTGGAGTATGCCAGTATAGTAAATGAGGTTAATCCGAAATATGTTGTATGGGAAAACGTGCCAGGAGTCCTCTCAGACAAAACCAACGCCTTTGGATGCTTACTCGCAGCGCTTTCCGGCGAAAATGATCCGCTCATCCCTCCAGGGGGAAAATGGACAGACGCAGGTTACGTGCTTGGTCCCGAAAGAGCAGTTGCATGGCGATGCCTGGACGCCCAATATTTCGGCTTGGCCCAACGACGCAAGCGTGTGTTTGTTATCGCATGTCCTAGAAACGGGGCCGATCCACGAACGATTCTCTTTGAGTCCGATGGCTTGCGAAGGGATACTCCGCCGAGCAGAAACCAGAAAAAAGAGGATTCCTTTATTTCTGGAGAAAGTCTTGCGTTTGGTGGCGGGAACCAGGCAGGAAGTATAGATGTAGCTACTACTACTAAAACGGGGCTGCGTTTGGATTTTGATAGCGATACTTTTATCTGCTTTCATCCAACACAAGACCCCATCAGCAATGCGGAAGACATCTGCCACAGCCGAGGCTGTGGCAGTAGTGGCGGTGCTTGTACTGCTGCAATTGCATTTACACAGAACCAGTGCGGAGATGTTTTAGTTGGGGGTGTTATTCCTGCTTTGGGCACAAACCAGAATGCCACAGGCAGGAATTCTCCGAAAGTCTTTTGGAATTGGCTTGTAAGGAGGCTAACCCCCAAGGAGTGTGAGCGTCTTCAGGGATTTTCAGACGACTACACTAATATCCCTTATGGAAGACCTAAGTGGGAAGGTGAAATTTGTCCTGACGGACATAGGTACAAAGTGCTTGGAAATAGTATGGCGGTAAATGTCATGCGGTGGATTGGGAGACGTATCCAGACGGCGGAAGAGGGTAGACTATGAGACTCCTCTTTGTAGTTGCTCTTATTTTCTTTTTAGTCGCATGTTCAGTAAAAACACCAAGTAAAGATACTGTTCAGGATATTCTTGATGCGGAACATGAGAACCTACAGCAAATGAGGGAGTAATGGAGCACTATACAGAAGAGGCAGTAAGGGCTGTTTTGGAATTCACTCCTGACCCAATCGAGCGCGAGACGCTACTAAACTATTTATCTGAATCCCCTATTGGTGATGAGTATGGTCTTTTGCCTGAAAATGGGTGGGATTTAATAGGAGATAAAGTACCGTACTACTCCACCGACATATCCTCCGCCTTCAAGGTTGTGGAAGAGATGCGTCGGCGTGGGTTTGATGTTGAAATTGTTTGCAGGGCTTTCTGGAATATTGCGTGGCTTTGCATATTTAGCCTTAGAGAAGGGCAGAGGAATCATCTTTTTGATGGTAATGGTGACACAGTACCGCTTGCCATCTGCAAGGCGGCTCCCACGGCGTTGGAAGCGGTGACGAAGTGAGCAATAAACAGATTTGTTCTACGATGGGGAGGGTGAAGCTGGCAATATTGAAGAAGCGTATAAGCAGTGGCGCACACTCCGAGATGGAGGGGAGAATGCATAAATGTGCTATATGTCACGCAGGGGGTGGGGTAGCTAATTGGTATAGGTATGGTAATGGGTATGCACACGGGGGCTGTATCGCGCGTAAGATTGTTAAAGCTGAGTTGGTTGTAGAAGCGGCCCGCAAAGTAGCGGAACAGCATCACCTGCCCGTGCAGGACTATGACAGTGATGCGGTTGACAGGATGATTGTCGCTATTGCCGCATATGACGGCAAGGATGGTAGTGATGACTCCTGAATCATTGGTTCAGTTTGGTCAAATGCTATGGAGTTGGGTCTTCGCCGTATCTTACATATCGCTTCCACTTATGGCGGCATTTTGGGTTATCGCGCTCATCATTGCGCTACTATGGTTTGGGGTTAATGTGGCCAAGAGACTTGTTGGAGGTAAACAATGAGCAAGATTGATATGGAATGGGAAAAAATTGGAGAAGTAGGCGTAGATTCTGGAATGATACTGATAACCGACCCACACTACATAAAAACACAATGGGAACCTGGGGAGCCGGACCCTACAATAGACCTGAACCGGCTGCGTTTTGAATCTGTACCGCCGCAACTGCTGGGTTACGACGGATGCAGAAAGCTCGCGTTGTCTCGTGATGGTGGAGGACAACTCATCTACAGGGAAGGCCATGCTGGTGCGGGTGTAGTTGTCAAGTCTGGAGACAGTGACGGTGTGTTCGGAGTGTATGTAAAACGTAAAGACGACCTGATTGTAGCTGTCAAAGTTGAATTGGTAATTACCAATAAATAAAAAGAAAACGGTGGTTCTTTTATGGATGCTATCGTAGCAGTAGATGATAAAGACACCGAATTCGTTAAGAAAACACAGAGTTATCAAACAAAAGGATGTTGCGCGATGGTATCACCGATAAAGAGCAATTCCGAAACAAACCCCTGGTTTGATGAGGTTGCTAGACCCCAAGAAACCAACTCCGCTCTTGAGAAAGAGCGTGACGCGCTGGTCGAGAAGTTCAAGTGTCACGAGACAGCAGTGAGGAAGTTGGTTCGTGAATTTAACAAACTGGAGGTTCAACGGCCATGTCCATATTGTTTTGGGGTGAATCGTATCGTCGGTTACATGTCTGTATTTGAGCATGATGATACATGCGAATGGTACATTTTTACAAAAGCCCTCGCTGCTTTAGAGGCACTGTATGAAACGACTTAGACAATGTTTTTTGGAAAATCTTTGGCATTTTCAATGTTCGACTTAATGGTTCGTGGAGCAAAGGGAGGAGAATAGTCATGAGAAAGGTCATTCTTATCATTGTGTTGTTGGCTATGTTTGGAACTTCCGGTTGTCGTTACTGGCAAGCTATGTACGCTTTGAACGCCAGCATGATGGCGATGTCTCTGGTTCAACGGCAGCAAATGATTAACGCTTATCGGTCAAGTCTTCATAAGCCGAAGAAAGTCATAGTTGAAATTCACGATTATCGTCTGAACAAAGGAGACTGACATGACATTCTTGACTTGGATGGACTACACTGCTATGGTTTCCCTTTCTTTATCCATACTCTTATTCGGATATTTGATTTATTCTTGTATCAAAGATGGAAGCTGCACGTAAATACTTCATGGAATCTCTGGATAACATTGATAATCTGCAAATAAAAAGGAGCCAATATGTCTGCTAAAGCTAAATCCGCTGAAACTGACAACGAGTTTGAAAAGCAATTCACTTGCAAAGCTGGTATCGCTGGTCGCAAGCGCGGACTTACTGGACAAAGGTTAATTGATTTTATTAACAATCATCGGAAGGACCCTGCTGGTCATCGTGGTCGTCGCTTCTACCAATCCTCCACCTCCATCTTGGAGAAATAAAGTGCTTACAGTAACCAAACGGTTTCATTTCTGCTACGGGCACCATTTGCCTGGTCATCAAGGTAAGTGCAAAAACTTTCATGGACACAACTGTATATTGGAAGTTACCGTGTACAAGAAAGGGTCTTCCAAAAAATCTAGCGAAGAAGAGTTTTATTTGGATCAAGCTATGGTTATGGATTTCGGTGATCTTAAAAAAGTTGTAAATCCGTTGATCGAGAAACTTGATCACCAAAATATTAATGAGGTTCTGCCTGAAAAGTACCTTCCCTCCACCGCAGAAAACATGTGTTTGTGGTTTTTGGATATGTTGGTGAAAGAGGGTATCGGTGTCGATAAAATTCGAATTTACGAAACCCCAGATAACTGGGCTACGTGGAGTAGTCGATGATCGTAAATGAAATTTTTCGATCCATTGACGGGGAAGCCAACTTCTACGGTCAAGGGATTCTCACTACGTTTATCCGACTTCAAGGATGTAACGTTCGGTGTGCTTTTTGCGACACCATGTATTCTCAGGGACCGTATGATAAAGATGGCACGTCCATGTCTATCAACGAGATTTACGAAAAGGTTTGCAAACTCGGAAATGACAAGGTTACCATCACTGGTGGCGAGCCTTTGTTTCAGTTGGACGATGCAGCCACTTTAGCTCGGAAACTTTTGAGAAGTGGGACGAAAGTAACAATTGAAACAAACGGAACGATCATGATTCCGAAAATCGGAAACGTTGGTTGGGTCGTTGATTTCAAGTTGCCTTCTTCTGGTGTGACTGATAAAATGTGTATGGAAATTTTTCCTGAACTGGGAGAAAAGGACATTATTAAGTTTGTAATTTCTGACAAATCGGACTTTGACAAAGCCATGCATGTTATTGCTAGCGGTGCTTTGGGAATTACCAAACCCAGAAACAAAAGGCCTAGGTTTGCATTCTCTCCCATTCTGCATCGTTTGGAACCAGTCAAATTGTTGAATTGGATGATGATGGCTGATTTGCAGGATTCGTTTCTAAGTGTTCAGGTACACAAACTTTTGAGCGTCAAATAATTTTCACGGAAATATGGCTAAGGTTCGATATCATAAGAACGAAAAACAATTTAACCACCCTTTGGAGGGAATGTCATGAGCGATGGAATCAACATGAAGGAACTGAAGCAGGCCGTCACCGAACTTAACGAAGCTGGTGTTCTCGACAAGAAAATCAAGATTGTCGGCGTTGGCAAGGATGATCTGGCTGCCGCGTTTGAGGAAGCTGTCAACGGTCTGGACGATGAGAAGGCTGAAAAGCTGACCGCTTTCACCATTGATTTCTTCAACAACAACTTCGGTGAGGATGAGAATACCGAAGAAGGCGGCGTCGAAGCTTCGGATGAAGAAGAAACTGACGGTGAGGAATCTGAAGGTGAGGAAGAGCCGGAAGAAGAATCTGAGCCGGAAGAAGAAGAAAAGCCGAAGAAGGCTGCGAAGAAAGAAAAGGCCAAGAAGGCTCCCAAGGAAAAGAAAGAGAAGAAGTCGAAGGAGCCGGTCGAGAAGTCTCGTTACGGACACACTGTCGGCTCTCAAGCGGCCTTGATTGACGACGCTATTTTTGAAGGCGGCACGATGCAGGAGATGATGGAAGCTACTGGTCTGTCTAAGGCTCGCATCAAATCCCATATTTACCATCTTGAAAAGAAGAAAGGCATTGTCATCAAGACCACCGGCGAAGGTGACAAAACGGTTTTCAAAGCCAAGAAGTAACACCAAGTCACATTGAAATGTCATAGGGGAGGGTAACACCTCCCCTTTTTTGGAGGAATTATGGACCTTAATAAAATGGCTGAGGGTTTCAGAACCCTCATGGAAGCTTCTGACCTTGATTTGAATGATCCCAATTTTTGCGGCACTCCTATGCGAGTGGCCAGAATGTTCGAAAACTTCTTTGAAGGAACAAAACCTGAAGCCGAAGAAGAAATAGAAAAATACCTTTCTGTAACATTCCCTGCTGAATACAAAGAGCTTATCACGTTCCTCAATATATCTTGTTGGAGCATGTGCCCGCATCATTTTCTTCCTGTGAAGTACAACGTGTCTGTCGGTTATATTCCGAATGAAAGCGTTCTCGGTGCTTCGAAGATTCCTCGGCTTGTGATCTTGCTTGGAAAAAGACCTGTTCTTCAAGAACAGTTTACGAAGGACATAACGTCTTATATAAATAGATTTGCTAAACCTGCTGGCGTCATTGCTGTGGTTGAAGGGCGCCACATGTGTATGCAATCACGTGGTGTTAAGACAACTGCAACGATGAACACAGCCTCTTTGTCTGGATGTTTTGAAACACAGCATGAGACTAGAAAAGAGTTTTATGACCTTATAGCAAGGGGTTCCACGTTATGAGCAAAGAAAGAGTATTCGTCATCGTCAAGAGTGCTTTCGAAGCGGTACATAGCTGGCCCGAGTGTCCTATAGACGAGGTAGCTTTTCTCAGACACCCTCACAGACATATCTTTCATGTAACCGTGAAAATCGAAGTTTCCCACGATGACCGAGACGTTGAGTTCATTGTCTTCAAACGCAAGGTAAACGAATACTTGGAAGCTTTCTATTCTGGTAAAGACATCGGAAGGGAGTCTTGCGAAATGATAGCCAAAGAAATCATTTCCTACTTTTCGGAAAAGTATTCTATCCATTCTGTTTCAGTGTTCGAAGACAACGAAAACGGAGCGGAGGTGGTTTGTGGCTAAGATATTCAACGTCCCCATTGAGCCGTTGGACGCCCGTTACTCCACCCAATGGTTGGATTGGTTTTCTCAAGCTTTCATTTATCATGAAATCGAATACCAGCATGTAATAGGAAAACCTCTGACCAATGAAATTGAAGACGGTGCTTTCCTAGATATCTGCGGTACCAACTACTACAAAGCTTCCCAGTTGATGGTTCTCATTGACCTGATTAAGAATCGTGAAATACGAGATAACGATGTTGTCTTCTTTCACGATATTTGGTTTCCTGGTCTGGAAATGTTGCAGTACATTCGTGACGGACTAAAATTGAATTTCAAGATTTACGGCTGCCTCCACAGCGGAACTTACGATCCTACGGACTACATTTCTCTTCTTGGTATGTCTCGTTGGGGAAGGGAACTTGAAGAATCTTGGTTCAAGATTGTTGACGGTATATTCGTCGCTACGGATTTCCATCGAAATCTTCTCATAAATAATCGGAAAGTTGATTGGAAAAAAATACACGTTACGGGCTTCCCTTTGAAAGCCCCGGATATCTGCGACGTGAAAAAGATGGAGCCGAAGCAGAAACGGGTTGTTTTTCCCCATCGTTTGAACGCAGAAAAGCATCCTGAAAAGTTTGATGAAATGCGATTTAAATGGCCTTTGGGTCAAGATTGGGTTTTCTCGAAGACTCAGGATAAGAAGATGGACAAAAGAACGTACTACAAATTCTTGTCTGATTCTTCGGTCGTCGTCTCTTTCTCAGATCATGAGAACTGGGGAATATCAATGATCGAGGGCGTTATGCTCGGATGTGTCCCTTTTGTTCCCAATCGTTGCAGCTACCCTGAATTATACCCGAAAATGTTCGTGTACGAAAATGAAGATGATTTGTACGGCAGACTTATTCCGAATTACCTTAAAAATGAAAGTGATTACAAAGTCTACACCTACGCTTTAGCCGAACGTTTCAAACTGAAGTTTCACCCTATGAACGTGTTGCAAAACATGCTACCCATCATGTTTGGAAGGTGATACGTGTCTAAGAAAGAAATTACCATGTTCTTGGACTCCGGAGCATACTCGGCTATGACTAAAGGGGCTGAGATTGATCTGGACGAATACATTGCTTTCATCAAAGAGAATGGTCATTATTTCGACGCCTACGCTTGCCTTGACGTTATCGGTGATCCCAAAGCGAGTTGGGAAAACCAGATGTACATGGTGAGCAAAGGTCTTTGTCCTGTTCCTGTTTACCACTTGAACGACCGTGACCTTTCATACCTGAAAGCTATGGTTGACGAGTTCCCTTACATAGGTATCGGTGGTATGGCTGGAACGGAAGAGACAGGATTCTCGTTGACTTGGGAACAGGTTGTAGAACTTCTGGATCACCTTTGGTCTGATTACATTTGCGACAAAGACGGTTTACCGAAAGTCAAAGTTCACGGGTTCGGTATGACTCGTCCTACAATCATGCGTCGGTATCCGTGGTACTCTGTGGATTCTACTTCTTGGGCCATCTATTCAAAGTACGGCATTGTACTATTTCCTAGAAAGAAAAACGGACAATACGTCTATGACAAAGAAGTTTGGAAGATTAAAGTATCCAGCGTGTCTCCTGGTAAGAAAGATGAAGGAGAACACATTGAAAACGTTACCGATACAGAACGAAAAGTCCTTCTCGACTACATCAAAGAGAAGGGTTTTAAACTTGGAGCGTCTGAATTCAAAGATGTTGAAGTAGGTTACAAACTCAAAGAGAACGAGCGGTTTAATGGCAAAGGCAAAACCCGAGTGGAAGTCCTTGTAGAAACTGGTTTGGTCAATTCTGGTGAACTGCGAGATCGTTTAAACTTCATCTACTACATGGATTTTCTCGCTACAATTCCTAAGTGGCCGTGGTCATTTAAAACCAGAAGACGTTTTATATTTTGAGGTCGCTATGAAACAGCAAATGTTTGTTATCAATGGTCGTGGTGGAAGTGGAAAAGATACGTTTGTTGGTTTTTGCCGAATTCACGGATTAAAGTACAATGCTGGTGTCATGAACATATCAACCGTTGATCGGGTAAAAATGGCTGCGGAACTCTTAGGTTGGGATGGATCCAAAGACTATAAGAATAGGAAGTTTCTCAGTGATTTGAAAGATATTTCAACAGCTATGTTTGATGGGCCTTTCAACTACATAGAGGCTCGTTGGGAATCAGCTTTAAAATTCAAAAATAACATGGCTATGTTTGTGCATTGCAGAGAACCGCAAGAGATCGACAGGCTTGTGAAGTCGTTCAAAGCACAGACGGTTCTTGTTGAACGAAACGGAATAGGTGAGTACGGCAATCATGCCGACGACAACGTGAACAATTTTGCTTACGACCACTACATCGAAAATCACGGTATTCTTATAGACCTCAATGTGAAAGCTGGTTTATTCATGAAAAACGCTTTTTCGGAGCTTGAATAGAATGATAATCTACTTTGCAGGAAACTTTCCGCAGTTGTCGTCCTTTAAAAGGGAAGGAGAAATGCGTGACTTCTGCTTTGACAGGTACGACAACTACTATCGGTTGACTTCATTTTATTTCAGGAAAGAGACTGACGTTATATTACGTTTGAAAAAAGGAGATCAAGATGCTGAAGAGCGAACTCGAAAAAGTCCTGCTGGCAGTAAAGCCCGGATTAGCAAAAAGAAAAGTCGATGAAGACTCGGCTAAATTTCTCTTCACCGATGATTACGTGGCTACTTGCAGTGGTAATCTTTTCGTGTATTATCCTAAAGGGTTTGGTGTGAACTGCCTCGTTGATAGCTCCGACATGCTTTCGACTGTCAAAGCCATCAGTGAAAACGAAATCAAGATGGAAGTGAAGAAAGATAAACTCCACATTTCATCGAAGACTACCAAAGCCAAACTCAACGCATACATAGGCGACAACACTATCACCAAATTCATCAACAAGATGGATGTTTCTACTCTGGATTTCGAAGAGCTTCCCAAAGGGTTCAAAACCGGATTCGAACTGTGTTCGTTTTCGTACATGAAGACGGATTGCACGAATCGGTTTTACAATGTGTTTTGTGACGGCGACTGTATTTTTTCTACGGACACGTATAGGGTCAGTATCTACGAACTCCCTGAAGAGGACAAGTCATTGTCCTTCGCGATACCAGGGCCCCAGAGCGAAGTTTTACGCGATTACGACATTGTGGGTTACTGTCTTCTCGAAAACTGGCTGGTGCTAGAAACCGCTGATGGGGCAATCATAGGAACCACGTTGTCGAAGGCTGAACCTTTCGATTGGGAAAAATCATTTGAGGACTTCGACGAAGACGAAGCTTCTAACATTCGTATTCCGAAAGAAGTCAAAGACGCTGTGGATTCTATCAGCTTCATGACTGATATCGACGTTAAGAAAGATCAGGTCGTTGAAGTTGAATTGACTGAAGGGTTTCTCACTCTCAGGATGAAAAAAGAAAGTGGCACTATCGAAAAGACCGTTGAAGTGAAATATAAAGGTCAGGACGTTAAGTTCTCTATGGTGCCTGAATTCTTTTCCCAAATACTTTCTCATGCGACTGTAGCCAAGATCGGTAAAAGTTCCGCTATTTTCAAATCTCACGGTTTCACCCACAATATGCTTCTTCCTATGGAGGAATAATGGCTCTCAGAAAGGGCTTTTTCAAAGAGAAGGCTTCTGGACCCGACTGTGTAAAATGTAAACTCGGTTCTAAATGCCGTAATCCTAAGCTACCTGTTTACGGTCTTGGCAAACAGAAAGCTTTGATTATCGGTTCTCAGCCGTCTATCATGGACGACAAGTTTGGTAAACTTGGCAACGGTGAAGCTACGGAGTTTCTGGAAGAAGAACTTGAAAAGTTTGGTTTGGATTTGTACGACGACTTTTGGAAAATCAACGCCGTAAACTGTGCTACTCCAAAAGGCCGCAAACCGACCAGAAAAGAAATAAACTGTTGTCGTCCATATATCGAAAACATCATTGAAGAACTTAAACCGAACGTCATCATCCTTCTAGGTGACCAAGCTATAGAATCGCAATTCAACGGACGTTTCAAAGACCTTTCTGTCACACGATGGAGAGGTCTTTGCGTTCCTGAAGTGAAAAATAATGCTTGGGTTGTCCCTTTGATGCACCCTGCTCACGTTGTGAAGATGAAGTGGGACGCGCATTTGAAACGGACTTTCAGAACCGATTTGAAGTACGCTTTGTCCGTATTGAGAAAGAAAGAGAAACCTGAAGTTCTTCCTTATCAAGAACATGTTCACCTTCTCACAACGATGGGAGAAATACGCGGATTGTTCGATTACCTGAAGAAAGAAAAACCTTTATCTGCGTATGACTGGGAAACTTCTGCCATAAAACCGTATGATTCCGATCAATTAATATGGTCTTGCGCCATCGCTACTGAAAGAGGATCCTACGCTTTCCCAATTCACTACCCGTCTGGTTCGTTTTATCCTAAAAAAGGTTCTGATTTTTATTGGGACAAACACCTTGAAGAAGTGGAAGACCTTGTGAGTTGGTACATCAATGATCCTGAGATGAAAAAGATTGCCCACGGATCAAAGTTTGAAACTACTTGGGGAACTACTGTTCTCGGTAAAGAAACTCGTGGAATTGAATGTTGCACAATGACCAGGCAACATGTTCTTGATGCACGAAAGAAATTCTGCGGATTGAAGTTTCAGCTTTTCATTCGTTACGGCATCGAAGGGTACGAGAAAGGAACAAAGAAGTATTACCCTGAAGGTCACGGCAACACCAAGAACGAGTTGTTTAAGATGCCGTTGAAAGAACTCCTTACGTACAACGGCATTGACGCTTTCGGAACTCTGAAACTCTATCATGACCAAAATGACGAACTCAGAATAGGAACAAAAAGTCCTAAAGAAGACTTGATAAAGTGTAGCCAACTGTTTCAAGATGGTCTTGAGGCTCTTGGTGAAGCCCAGATGAACGGCATACGAATGGATTTGAAGTTGCTCCATTCTATGAAAGATGATCTTACAAAGACCATCGACAATCTGGCTTTGCTTCTGAATGAATCCAGAGAAGCCGTAGAGTTCAAAAAGTTCACTGGTGAAGAATTGAATTTCAATTCTTCAAAGCACCTTGGAACTTTACTGTTCGATGTAATGAAGTTGGAGCCGACAAAGAAAACATCGTCAGGGTCTAACTCAGTCGATAAAGAAGCACTGACAGCTTTTGATAGCGAATTTACGCGCAATCTGCTCGAATACCGAAAGTTTTTGAAGATACGTGATACGTACATCGCTCAATTCGTCAACGAGATAGGCGAAGACGGATTACTGCATCCTTTCTTTGATCTGCATACAGCCAGAACTGGTCGTTCCAGTAGTTCATCCCCTAACTTCCAGAACATCCCTATCAGAACGGATGAAGGCAAAGAACTCCGAAAGATTATCATTCCAAGAAAAGGACATAAGATTTCTGAGAATGATTATGGATCAATCGAAGTTCGCATTGCCGCTTGCTACACAAAAGATCCTGTTCTCATTTCGTACATCAATGATCCAACTACAGACATGCACCGAGACCAAGCACAAGAACTGTTCTTGCTCAATTCTGAAGAAGTGAACAAGACGCTTCGGTTTTATGCAAAGAATGGTTGGGTGTTCCCTCAGTTTTACGGTTCATACTACAAAAACTGTGCTTCTGGACTGTGGGAAAACTGTCATAACTTACCGGTTGGTAAGAACAACGACGGCTTAATACTCACGGAACATTTACGGAAGAAGGGCATAAAGTGTTACGATGATTTTGTTGAACACTGCAAACATCATGAGAAAGCCTACTGGGACCGTTTCACTGTATTCAAAGAGTGGCAAGAGTCTGTCAAGCAGTTTTATTTGAAGTACGGTTACACCAAATCGTTCTTTGGATTCAGACGTTCTGGTTATCTTTCACAGAACGACGTAATAAACACACCGATTCAGGGAACAGCTTTCCATTGTCTTCTATGGTCGTTTGCTAGGATCAGCAAGATTGCCAAGAAAGAAAAATGGAACTCTAAGCTGATCGGACAGATTCACGACTCCATCATCATTGACTTGGATCCTGCTGAAGAAACACATGTTCTGAAGACGGTTAACAAAGTCATGACCATCGACATTCGTGAAGACAACGACTGGATCATTGTTCCTCTTGAAGTGGAACCTGAACTTACTGGTGTTGATGAACCTTGGTACTACAAGAAAGCAGTACCGTTACCTGCGTAGGAGTCCACATGCCACCTCTCCAGTTGAAGTACAGACCGAAAGATTTCAAAGAAGTTCTTGGCAATGAATCTACGATCAAAAGTCTGGAATCACTTTTGCGTAGGAATAAGGACGACATTCCCAAAGCATTCCTTTTCACTGGTCCTTCTGGTTGCGGCAAAACTACTCTGGCCAGAATCGTTGCAAACAAACTTGGATGCGACGACATGGACTTCCACGAATACAACGTTGCCAGTGTTCGTGGAATAGACACTGTTCGGGAAGTAGCTGCGAATGCTCCGTTTGCTCCTATGAGCGGAGAAATCAAAGCTTACTTGTTCGATGAATGCCACGGCATGACCAAAGATGCCAAAGAAGCCATGCTAAAACTCCTCGAAGACGGACCGAAGCATGTTTACTTTTTCTTGGCGACGACCGAACCGCAGCAACTCCTGAAGACTTTGAAAGGACGTTGCACTGCTTACGAAGTCCAATCTCCGACTACAAAATCTTTACTCGGACATTTGAAAAGCATCTGTGCTAAAGAAGGGATTGAAAACTACCCTTCCGAAATTCTCCAAGAGATCGTTAAAGTGTCGGACGGCAGTATCCGCGAAGCTGTAAAGGTTCTTGACGCTGTAATCGACATTGAAGACGACGAAGAAGCTTTGCAAGCGGTACAGAACGCGGTAGTGAGCGAGGTAGACACAAAAGAACTGTGTCAAGCACTCATTGCAACAAGTGGCAAGCGATGGGATACATGCAAGAAAATCCTGAAAGGTACGACCGACGATCCTGAAAGATTGCGTAGAGCAATACTTGGTTACCTCAATGCTGTTTTGTTGAGCAACGGTACAGAGCGCCATGTTGAAATTATGGAACTGTTCATGGAACCAACATTCAACACCGGAATGCCTGGATTGTGTGTGAATGTTTTTCTTGCTTGCAAGCTTTAGGAAAGCAACTTCTAACGTGATAAGAAGGGGATATGGACGACTTCAAAAAATTACTCACAGTTGACAAGGACAACCTTGATTTGGCTCTTGTCGAGCAAGCTTCCCTCATGTACGATTACGGACTGGAGTACGCGGAAGCTTTGCGTAAAAGGGACAAACTCAAGGACAGGTTGGATGTTGTCAAAGCTGAATTGGATTCGGAGATTCGTTCCAATCCTGAAGGATTTGGCTTCGACAAGAAACCGACTGAATCAGCAATAGCCAACGCAATTCTGCTTGAGAAAGAGTACCGTGCTGCTTCCGAACGTTACTTGGAAGCCTGTTACGAAGTGAATGTAATCCTGGCTGCCAAGAATGCTTTGGAACATAAGAAGTCTGCGGTTGAAAACCTCATCAAGCTCTATTGCTCCAATTACTGGGCTGAAGGAACCTCTTTGCCTGCTGAAGACAGACAGCAAATAAAGAAGGAAGCTTCTGATATACGGTCTGAACAAGCAAGAAAAGGAATGAAATCTCCCAGACTGAAGAGGAACAAGGATGATTAACCCGTGGCTGTATCTGGTTGGCTCTTTTGGAGCAATCGTCCTTGTGTATCTTATAACGAGGCTTGTCTCCAAAGCGTGGTATCGTTCCATGTTTGAGGAGCATATTCGTTTTCACAACTTGAACCGTAAGTGAGGCTAGAATGGCAAGAGACAGAAAAGCGATGAAAGCGGCTCTTTTGAAACGGACCGCTGAGTCTGACAGAACCAAGAACGATTCTGGAAAGTTCGGGAACATCTTCATTGATGATCTGGACGTTGATTTCTGGAAGTGCAAAGAGGGTGAACACCTCATTGACATCATTCCTTACGAAGTCGGTAAGAACCATCCGACGGTTGCTGAGGGAGAATCCGATTACAAGCTTGACATTTGGGTCCACTACAAGGTTGGTCCGAATGAAGATGCTGTTATCTGCATGGCCAGGACCAAGAATGGCCGTTGTCCGATCTGCGAACACCAGAACAAGATGCGGAAGGACGAATCGTACACCGATGACGACATCAAGAAACTCAATCCGAAACGTCGGTGTATCTACAACATCCTGTGCTACGATTCCACCAAAGAAGAGCAAGCTGGTGTCATGCTTTGGGATGCTTCGCATTTCTCGGTTGAGTCGAACATTCTTGCCATCGCTCGCCGTCCTCGTGGTGGTGGACTGATTTCCTTCAGTGATCCTGACGAAGGGAAATCTATTTTGTTTACTAGGGAAGGATCGGGCGCGTTGAACACCAAGTACGTTGGTTTTCGTCTCGAAGAACGCGAGGTCGAAGTGTCTGACGCCGCTCTTGACGAAGCATTGACTTTGGATGAGGTCGTTATTTGGCCTGATTACGATGAAGTCAAGGAGAAGTTCTTGGCTGGTCTTTCCGAAGACGATGCGGATGAAAAGCCTGGTCGTCGCAAGAAAGACGATGACGAGGATGAGAAGCCTCGTCGTAGACGTACGGAAGAAGACGAGGATGAAGACGCTTCTCCTAGCCGTCGTCGCCGCCTCAAAAAGGACGATGCTGAGGAAGACGAGGAAGAAGAAAAGCCTCGTCGTCGTCGCAAAGCTGAACCTGAAGAGGAAGAAGAGGAAGAGAAACCTCGCAGGGGTCGGCGTAAGGCGGAACCGGAAGAGGAACCTGAAGAAGACGAGGAAGAAGAAAAGCCTCGTAGGCGCAGAAAGCCTGAACCGGAACCTGAAGAAGAGCCGGAAGAGGAAGAAGAGGAAAAGCCTCGTCGCAGGAAGCTCCGCAAGCCTGAAAAGGACGACGAAGAGGATGAAAAACCGAAGAAAAAGTCTTCGGGTGAATGTCCTCACGGCGGTGAATTCGGAACCGACCTCGATGAGCTTGACCAGTGCAATAAGTGCAAAGTCTACGATGACTGCGCCGCTGCCAAAGAAGCTGCCGAGGAAGAGAAGCCCAAACGTCGCCGTCGCGGGTAATTAAACCCCAACAGGGGAGGGGAGAAATCTCCTCCCCTTTTTTGGAGTATGTATGACTCTACTCAAAAAGAAAACGAAAGTGTCGGAAGTGAAAGAAGCCATCGAAGACGACGGCGAACCGCTTAACGAAAAAGAAGTTTTCGACCCGACCAGGACTTTAAGTTCTGGTTCCACTTTGCTTGACCTCGCTATGACCGAATCTGAAGGTGGATTTGTTCAAGGCAAGGTTGTCAATCTGATCGGTGATTCCCACGCTGGCAAATCTCTTCTCGCTTTGACCATGCTTGCTGAAGCCGCCCACGATCCGAAATACGACGAATACGATCTGATTTATGATGACGTTGAGGCTGCTTCTGAAATGAATCTTGCTGTAATGTTCGGCAAGAAAACCGCCAAACGCATAATGCCTCCCTTCACATACAAAGACGGAACCAACGGCCAATCCGATGCTATTCAGGACTTTTACGCCAATCTCAAAAATGCAATCAAACGTGGCAACCCGTTTGTCTACGTTCTTGATAGTTTCGATGCTTTGACTTCTCTTGAAGAACAGGAAAGAGCGGACAAAGAAGCTGAAGCCTTTGAAGCTGGAACGAAAGTCAAAGGTTCTTACAAGATGGAGAAGCCGAAGATTGTCAGTGAAATTCTCCGTGTTGTGAAAAAAGACCTGCAAGACCTCAATTCTATTCTTATCGTAATTTCTCAGACGAGGGACGATATCAACCCGATGACCTTCACGAAGAAGACCAGAAGTGGTGGTCGTGCTTTGAAGTTCTACAGCACCCATGAAATTTGGTTGGCTGTCGGCAAAAAAATCAAAAAGAAAGAGCGTACCATCGGTGCCGAAGTCATTGCCAAGATTACAAAGAACAAAATAACTGGAAAATCTCGGGAAGTCATGTTTCCGATATACACCAGCTACGGTGTTGATGACATAGGTTCTTGCATTCAGTTTTTGATTGAAGAAGGTGTTATTACCGGTGGCAAAAAGAAAAAAGACAAAGATTCGGATGACAAGGGTAAAGGAAAGACTTTGAAATTTCCTGAACTTGATTTTGAAGGAACGCAAGCCAAGTTGATTCAAATGATTGAGGATGATCCGAAACTACTCAAAAAGCTCCGCAAGATAACCAAAGAAACGTGGATGGACATTGAAGATTCTATCAAAGTTGATAGGAAGCCGAAGTATGAATAGGCAGCCGAGGCTCGTAATAGACTCCAGCTGCCTTTGCTATCGTGCAAAGCTGTCTTTGGCTGATATGTCGTATGAGGATCAGGAAACCGGAGTTATATTCGGTTTCCTGATCCAATTACGTTCTCTGGCTAACATGTTCAAAACCAACGACTTTGTGTTCGCTTGGGACTCCAGAAAGTCTATCCGCAGAGATATGTACCATTGGTACAAAAGCAAACGCAGAGACAAAACTCCCGAAGAAAAAGAGATTGACGAAATTGCTTTGCCTCAATTCGGACTTCTCAGAACACAGGTTCTTCCTGGTATCGGATTCAACAATAACTTCATACAAACAGGATTGGAAGCCGACGATATCATTGCCGCAGTTGTCATGTCTGGACAGTCAGACGGTGGAAATGTGGTTGTGTCCACTGACAATGATCTTTTGCAGCTTCTGGATTTCTGCGATATTTTCAATCCTCAGACCAAGAAAACAATTACATCGGAAGACTTCACAGATAAATGGGGAATCGAACCAATGCAATGGTCGTTGGTTAAGGCTATGGCCGGTTGCACTTCTGATTCTGTGCCTGGTATTTCCGGTATAGGTGAGAAGTCAGCAGTTGCTTTTCTACGCGACGAATTGAAGAAAACGAGTAAGAAGTACGAAAGTATTGTTTCAGAAGACGGCAGGGCTATTACCGAGAGAAATGAAGCTATCGTAACGCTGCCCTTCGCTGACACAGAAACCCCTGAGGTTATCGAAAACGATTTTGACCTCGATTACTTCTCCATGATCTGTGGTAAATACGGTTTCGGTTCTTTCTTGAAGCAAGATGCTTATCTTGGGTGGTGCAAGATATTCGAAGGAGACTTTGATGGCCGCAAAAGGTAAAGGAAGCTCTTATGAAAGAGAAATATGCCGACTTCTTTCATTGTGGTGGACTGAAGGTGTATCCGACGATTACTTTTGGCGAACTGCTGGTTCAGGCGCTATGGCTAAGACACGCTCTAAAGTCGGAAAAAAAACACACGGTCACTACGGTGATATCCAAGCCGTTCATCCCGATGGAGAACCTTTGATTCGGGTATGTCTTTTCGAACTGAAACGTGGCTACAAGAACTGGTCGCCTTTGGACGTTATCGACAAAGGAAAACGTTCTGCTACACAAACTCTGGAAAAGTTTTTCGCTCAGATGGACGAAGACAAAGCGAATGGAGATATCCCTTACTCAGCTTTGGTATTTCGCAGAGACAAACGACAATCGTGTATTGGAATTGAAACCCAACTGTACCGAAACATAGACACGTACCAAATGGGTAATGGTCCGATTCCACAACTTCGTTTAATAACCGAAACACACGATTTCATTTTTCTTAATCTGGAAGATTTTCTTGGCTGGGCTAATCCTAAATACTTCGTGGAGAAATATAATGACCTTACAACTTGTTCTCAACGCACTGGAAAGAATAGCCGAAAACCCGTCCTTAAAAGAAAAGGAAAAGAGGATTAAAGAAGCACTCAAGATTGAGTGGTTCGTTCCGGTTGTCGAATACGCTTTGAATCCGTTTTTGAAGTTCAACATTTCATCCATCGAAGCTATACAAGATTTGCGATCAACCAGACCGGTCTATCCAATATTTGATTACCTGGACATGTTGAACGGTCTGCGTGGAGCAACAAACGAGCATCGGACTATTCTTACGAGAAAAGCCAGCATTGATTCAGATACAATTGAAGTTGTGAACAGAATTTTAGCCAAAGACCTTCGATGCGGAGCGGCTATAAAGTTGTTCAAGAAATACATACCCGATCTGCCTATTCATGAAGTTGGTTTGTGTATTGATGACATTGACAAATACTGGAAATACACAAAAGGGCAAACTCGAATTTGGCAAATCAAACTGGACGGTGTTCGTAACTGGGCTGTCGTGGAAGAGCAAACTGTTCGGTACGTTTCCAGAAACGGAAAAGAGTTTCCCAACTTCTCAGTGTTCGACAAGGAGCTTGTAGAGTTAGCTGAAATTCTGGTACGTGACCACGGGTACAGCTACCCGATCATTTTCGATGGTGAAGTCATTTCTGTGGAGAAGGATTTTCAAAAGCAGATGACACAGGTCAGGAGAATAAAGCAAGCTGATCCCAGTTGTTTCCGATTTGTGATCTTTGACCTCGTAAAATCTGGTATGTATGGTGATCGTTTTGGGGACGTCATTCTTGCTGAAACAGATTTGCAGCCTCGTTTAATATCGACTATTTCCTCTGTAGAATTTACAAAACGTGAAGAGATAGACGACGCTCTTGAAAAAGTTACGAAAGACGGTGAAGAAGGATTAATCCTAAAAACGTGGGAACACTCTTATGAGTATAAGCGGACTCCTTTCTGGTGCAAAGTGAAAAAGTTTTACACTGAAGATTTGCCTGTTCTAGCCTGGGAATACGGCACTGGCAAAAATTCGGATAAACTTGGCTACATGATTTGTGATTTCAACGGTGTTGAAGTTCATGTTGGATCAGGATTTTCTGACCAAGAACGTCGTGATTTCATGACCGACACTCCAAAGATGATCGAAGTGAAGTACCAGGAGATAACTAAGGACGGTTCTATGCGATTCCCAACCTTTGTCCGTGTGAGGGATGACAAATGAATTGGAAAGAAATTATTTTTGCTACAATTAGTTCAACCGTTGCTTTTTCTATTTTGGCCTTCATTATTCTATTTGGTTTAGGTTGGATTTTTGGTAAATGTATAAAACCTTATTTCTCGTTATCTGATACTATGGACCTGTTTTTAAATGTTTTAATCATTTTGATTATAGGTTTTATAAACGGTGTAAGGTAAGGAGATACAAATGAACGTAGTCGAAGCAAAACTGCACGTTGAAAACCTGGCTAAGGAATTCACAAAAGCCATTCGGCAATTCGAAGTTGGTTCGGGACTTGAAATTGGCGACTTAGTTATTAGTCGGAAAGAGAAAGACAAACCCTTAGTATCCATAGTATGTTTCGTCCCGTACGATTACGAGGGCATTGACAAACCTAAGTCAAGAGAATTGGGACAAGCTGTTTCTAAATAAACTTTTGGATAGCAAAAATAACTGTGTTATCGTGGGGTTACTATGGAACGGGTCGTTGAAACTATTATTGGAAAAATTCCTGATTGTGAGCCTAGAATCCTTCAATTTGAAGTAAAAAAGAATTGTGAAATTCTGTGTGTTCGCGCAACGGATTATACCGACGTGAACAACTGTGTAGCTTTGGATATCGAATGTTCTCCGAATGAAACTGAAAAAGTCGGCAAAAGTATTCGATTTGTGAAGCCGAACGAGCAATTTGCCAAAACAGTCAATGATAAGTTCCTGGGTTTAGTCCGATCATGGCAAACCATCTATTACGTTTACGAGGTAAGGTGCAAAAATGATTGCTGATCTGAAAGTTGAATTACTGGCTAAGACTCCGAATATGGAAGAGTTAGCTTTATCGGCAATGAAACAGTGCTATTCCAATGGATATGCTGGTGACATATACGTTGGTATGCTTATGTGCAAAACTTTCGATCCTAAAATGCTTCTTTCTGTCATGTCTTCTGGTCATGTCAGCCCCATCGAACATGGATCGTTTACGTTTGCCATTGCTGGTGTTTCAAGAGCATTGACCCATCAACTTGTTCGGCATCGTCTGGCGTCGTACTGCTTATCTGGTGATTCTAAAATAGTTTCCTACAACTCCGTAAAGAGTAGGAGTTCCCGTGTTCGCACAATACGAGAATTGTATGAAATGAGTAAAAACCCCAAAAGGAACGGTCCATTTTCTTTAATACGAATCAGAAGTGTAGATGAAAATGGAATAATAGTTTCAAATAAAATTGTGAAAGTATTTAAAACAGGGAAAAAACCAGTTTACAAAGTCACCACTGTTAGCGGTAGATGTATAAAGTCTACTAAAGAACACCGATTTAAAACAAAGGAAGGGTTCGTAAGACTGAGTGAACTATCTGTTGGTGATACTGTAATTGTCAACGGTCTACCTTGTTATAAAAATAAAGAATGGTTAGAAGATCAGTACCTAAACAAGAACAAAACCAGAGATGAAATCGCTGAATTAGCTGGTGTTAGCAACCCTTGCATTGGAAATTGGGTGAAGAGGTTTAAATTAGTTAAACCTAGATCGGCGTACCCCAATAGAAAACCGGGACACGGAGTACCGGGAATGTTTTCTGAAAAAGTGAAAAAGAAATTAAGCGAACAAAAGTTAGGAAGCAAGAACCCAGCTTGGCTTGGTGATGGTGCTTCTGAAAATGCAGGAAGACTACGTGCCCAAAAAATGTATCCTGCTTGTGAGTGTGAAACTTGTGGAGCCAAAACCAGATTTGAACGACACCACATTGATGGAAACACCAAAAATAACGACCGCAGTAACATTTTAGTTTTATGCTCGGCTTGCCATCGTAGTCACCACAATCTGAATGGCGCTGTTTTAGCCGTACATTCTGATAAAATAGTTTCCATAGAGTACGTGGGAGAAGAAGAAACATACGATTTGGAAGTTGGAAATCCACACAATTACGTAGCAGATGGATTCGTTGTTCATAATAGCCAACAATCACAACGTTACGTTGACGCTAAAAACGTTAGTTACATCATGCCACCCGAAATCGCCAAAATACCCGAAGCCAGAAGACTATTCGAATCGTTCATGGACACTTCAGCTTTGGTTTACGAAGACTTGCAGGAAATTCTCATCAAGAACGGTAGAAGAAAAACCGCTAATGAAGACGCCAGATTTGTTTTGCCGAATGCTTGTGAAACAAGGATCGTGGTCACAATGAATTGCCGATCTTTGATTCACTTCTTTTCTCTTCGTTGCTGCAAACGTGCCCAATGGGAAATCCAAGCAATGGCCAACCAGATGCTTGAGATTTGCAAAGCGAATGCTCCTACTATTTTCTCTTCGGCTGGGGCTAATTGTGATCTTTTAGGATACTGTCCTGAAGGAGAACGATCTTGTGGAAAAAAGAAAACTTTAGCAGAATTACAAGGAGTAAAAAATGATTAGGATTGATGGAGTCCAGTATTCGTTCACTCAGTTTGCCAAGCACATGGCCAAGAAGCTGATTGAAGACGGAATGCGAGGCACGTACTTTGAGGACGAATTCTCCGATCAGTACACTAAGATGACTGATCGTGAGAAAGAAAAGGTACGCGAGCAGTTGGAAAAGGTCACGGAAAGGATGCTCCGATTTACCAAAATATAAATCAAAGCCGGGGAAACCCGGCGATAATAGGAAAAACAATGAGCTTTGAATACGAAAAGAGTTCTGTTAAGGTTCTTTGTTTAGAATGCGGATGGGAAGGGTTCAAAGATAGTACCGAGGTACACTGGGTAGTCGGTGACAAATCCACCATCTACGATCTATGTCCGTTATGTGGATTAAATAACCTTGAAATTCAGGAGAGTGATTGTGGGCATGTCCAAAGCAGTTCGCAAACAGTTGGTGACTTCTGATTTGGTGAAATTCACTGCAACTTCCTTTGTAAATTTTCACAAACAGAATGACTTGGAATTCACAAAAGACAGAGTTGAACTTTCTAACAATTTGTATAACAATGCGGATCGTGCTGCTCGAATTCTGTACACCAATGTTGACGAAGACGGTCGGTGGATTCTTTCTAAAAGAGAACACCGGTCTTATGCTCAATCTTTGAAAGACACTATAAGCAGTCTGTTCGGTGACAACGAGAGAAGCCATGAGGCTATCGTGACTGTACCTGCTTCAATTGTGGCTGTGAAAGACCTTCTCGGTTTTCTCCCTGTTGAAAGTAAAAAGAAGCGCACACTTTGGACTGAAATATTAAACGATCTGGAAAAGGCGCTCAGTCTTTTACCGAAAGAGGAACAAGCCGCATGAAACTTGACATTTATATTGAAGGTGCCAGGCAAACCGCCATTTACCCTGGTCGTCTAGGCATGTTTTGCCAAAACGCAGCACAGGTTACGTCACCTGATGGTTCAATGGCGCCATTGACAACTAAACCCGATATTCGTGGTTTATGTTACGCAGTAATGGGTTTAGCTGGTGAGTGCGCAGAACTTAACCAAGTTCTTTGGTTTGATGATTCTGTCCTTCATGAAAATATTGTATCCGAACTTGGGGATATTCTTTGGTATATAGTTGCCGTTTCAGATGAACTAGGATTACTCGATTTCGAAATAGGGTATAAACCTGATCGGTGTGGAATTGCTTTATGTGATCCGTATGTTCTTCTTTCGGATGATGAATACGGGTACAATTATGGAACAACACCATTTTCCAATTTAAAAATGGCAACACAACTTTTGGTTCATGCCGGTTTACTTTGCGATAAAACGAAGAAAATTATTCGGGATGATGCGTGTATTTTATCGAAAGAAAAACTTTGTGTTTTAGGAAACCTACTGACCAAAGTGATATTCTTTTACAAGAAAGTTGTTTGCCAACACGCAACTACTGTAAGTGTTATTGGGGAATACAACCATAAAAAACTCATGTCCAGAAAACACAGAGGAGCTATTTCTGGATCAGGTGATAACCGATAATATAAATCCGTGATTCCCTTCTTCGGCGGGTTCGTAGTCGAGGGCGCAATTGCGAAGCTGCGCTGGTTGAGGATACGCCCTATCCGGGAAAAGCGACCCGGATAGGGTTTAAAATAAATATAACTCCAATCATTGCATTTACTCTAAACATCAATCCTTCCTTTTGTCACCAACTTCCACAACGAGCATTAAATGACAAACAATTACCGGTTATGCCAAAACCCAGAATGCCAGAAAAAATTAAAAAACTACCAAGAAAAATATTGTTCACAAAATTGCTACAGGAAAATGAAACAAAAATTTGTAGATGTGGTTTGTTTTGAATGCGGAAAACCTAAAAAAATTCTTCTAACAAAGTACCGTAGTAGCAAATCTAAAAAATTCTTTTGTGATTCAATTTGTGTTGGAAAATCACAAAGAAGGAAAATAAATGCTTCTGTAATGTGTGCTGATTGCGAAAAACCAATAGACCTAAACAACCGAGTAGACCATAAAAATGCCAAATTTTGTAATCTTCAATGTGCTGGTTCTTACTACGCTAAAACTTTTACTAAAGATTCTCCTGGAGCTAAAGCTCTTATAGAACATAGACGAAGGGTTCTCGCCGGTGAAATATCGTACACGAACATTATTGAATCTGATCTTGACGAGACCTTTCAAAACCTAGAAGGAGTGTGGTTTTGAAAATTTTAATTTTGCTATTCGTGCTAGTTGTTTGCCCTACGTTGGTGTGTTCTTCTTCACTTCCTTTAAAAGTTGACGTATCAGCTTATTGGCCCTCCCCTGAATGCGGGGAAGGTGATTGGACTGTAGGAGCAATGGGAACAGAGATTCGTCCTGGAAAAACATGTGCTGTATCGCGTGATCTTCGCCATCTACTTGGAACTGAAATTTACATTGAAGGTGTCGGTTGGAGATTCGTAAACGATTTAATGCATAAACGTTGGACTAAAAAGATTGACCTTTGCGTGAAAAGCAAGAAACGGGCTTACGAATGGGGAGTCCGCAAGAAAACCATAACCCAAGTGTTTTAAAGGAGAAGCGCGATGGCTATCCGATTGAACAAAAACATGCGTGAAGTTCTCTATGAGTTGGTGGAAGCCTTAGTTCAAGACACGGAACTTCGAAAAGAACTGGAAAGCAAAAGGAAAAATTTGGAAATAGAAGCACATGCCTATTCCGAGAACTGGATCACAAAAGAAGATCGTGCTGTTCTTTCCAAATTTGGGTATCTTGAGCAATGGAAAGGGATGTCGAAAAGCAAATGGAATCCGCCTGATAAAAGATTGGGTAATTTGAGAATGGAATTCGACGTTCCTGTGACCATTGTCTACGACAAACGGCACAAAATCCAAGAAGCCAAAGAAGTATCTTTCGCTTATGATTTATGCTGGAACACAGCGCAGGCTCTTTTTGAATCGGAAGACCTGCTTCAAGCTCCGTACAAGACCTTGATTCGAAAAGCACAAACGTATGAAGCAGTTTTGAAAGTCTGGCCTGAAGCGGAAGCTGTCAGAGACAAAATGGTTCCAACTGTAAAAATCAAACCGGACACCCCTTTGTGTGAAGCTATTCATGCTGATATGGAACGTAGAGGTGTCCAGGTTAAAACCGAATGTGAGTAAAAATGACAGACGCGCAGTACGCTCTTTGGTCCAATCCTGATCGCTGCATCCGTTGTAAGTTTTTGAAAAGAACCAACAAGCTGATTCGTTACTGTTGGTGTTTGAAGTACAAATGCGAAGCCTGGGTTGTTATGGGGTGTATAAAAAGGATTGGACCAGCTACTGCGTAGGAGGTTCCATGTTTAAAAAATTGACGCTCAAGAACTTTCAAAACCACACCAAATCAACTCTTCTGTTTCATCCTGGTGTAAATGTCATATCAGGTCCTTCTGACAACGGTAAATCCTCTATCATTCGAGCTTTGCGACTTGTGCTTGAAAATAAAGCGCAAGGTGATTCATACAGAAAGATTGGTACCGATAAAACTTCTGTAAAACTGGAATTAGACGGTCACACCATTGAGCGGATTCGATCCAAAAAAGAAAACGAGTACGTACTAGATGGACAATCCTTCAAAGCTGTGCGTTCATCTGTTCCAGATGAAATTTCTGGAATAATAAATTTATCTCCGTCAAGTCTTCAAAGTCAATTCGATCCGTACTTTCTCCTTTCTGATTCACCTGGTGAAGTTGCTAAGAAGCTAAATGAGCTTGCCGACATTTCCATAATCGACAAGTCCATCAAAGCTATCAACTCCAAAGTGGCTTCTGCCAAGTCAGAAATCAAGTTTACCCAGAAAGCTGTAGCCGACATTGAAGATGAATTACTAGCTTTCGATGGATTGAACGAGATTGAAAAGCTGGTAAACGAGATTACTGAGCTTCATGATGATACACAAGAGCTTGTCAGAGACATAGCGGATTTACAAGGACAAGTCGATGCCGCTGACGTTTCAGAGAAAAGCATAGCAGAGATCGTTCTTTTTCTGAAACATGAAACGGAAGTCAATTCTGCCGAGAAGAAACTCGCTGAGGTGACCAATTTAAAGGCTGACATTGAAATGGTTTCTGGTTTCGTCGCTTACTCGGAACAGTTCAAATTCGACATCAATCGGTTCAACGAAATTTTGAAATTGGAACCTGAAGTAACCAAAGCCGATGAAATGTTCGACCTGTACGATTACAAACTAACCGAACTCACACTGCTTCAGAAATCCATACTTATGACAGAAGAAATTACGGATCAACTATCTTTGTGTGATACAACGAATTTGGAAGATGAATTAAAGGAACTTTGGAAAGAAAACCCTGTTTGTCCTGTTTGTGAACAAAAGGTGAGAGTATGAAATTCCTTTGCACAGGTGACTGGCACATCAGGAAAAACAACCCTGTAAACCGAACGGACGTTTATTATGATGGTTTATTTAGCAAGCTCCGATTCATCTACGACCTCGCACTTGACACCATTGACTGCTGGGGAATACTGCAACCAGGAGACTTCTTCGACCGACATGACCTGCCCTACGGAGTTGTGGAGAGGACGATCCGTCATCATTCAGATACAGAACGAATCACACCTGTCAAACTCGCAGCCTGCTTCGGTCAACATGACCAGCGTTTCCACACCTCGGATAAAACAAACACACCACTTGGTGTGTTTATGGCAGGAACAACAAGCTCTTTCATCCTTGAAAAAGAGCCGTTGGAGATTCCTAGATTTGAAGAATCGCCGATTCATATCTACGGGTCTTCATGGGGAGAAGATATTCCCGAAATCCAAGATTCGAGCGCATTTAACATCCTGGTCACGCACCGGATGGTCACGAAGAACGGCCCGCTTTGGTCCGAACAAGAGCATTACGAAGAAGCGGACATACTGCTTAAAAAACTCGATTTCAACCTCATAGTATGCGGAGACAACCACAATGGATTCGTACATCGTTATCGTTCTCGGTATCTCATTAATTGTGGTTCTCTTATGCGCAGCACACTTGACCAAATGGATCATCGTCCATTTGTTGTCTTATTTGATACAGAAACGAAAAAACCAGAAACCGTCTATATTCCCGTAATACCTATCCATGAAGTCATGAACATGGAAAAAGTCGAAAAAGAGAAAGAAAAAAATGAGCAAATGGATTTGTTCATATCCAAATTGAAAATGAGTAATGATCGGAGTTTAGACTTCAAATCCAATTTGCAAAATTTCTTGGATGAAAACAAAATTTCACCTTCTGTTAAACAGATCATTTCGGAGGTCATGTCATGAAAGATGCTGCAAAAAGAATTTCAGCTTTGAAAGATAAAATCGAAGAAGCAAAAAACAAGAAGGCTAGGCTAGAAGGACGACTTGAATCAGCGATGTCTGATTTGAAAAAAGAATTTGGAATAAAATCCTTGAAAGAAGCCAAAGTTACTTTGGAAAAGTGGAGAAAAGACTTAGGCATTCAAGAAAAAGAACTTGAAGAAAAACTGGATGAAATAGAGGAGAAATTCGGATGGTAAAAGATCGGATAGCAGAACTCAAAAAGACTCTAGCTAGTGCGAAAGCTACGGTTAAAGTTCTCAAAGACAAAAAGAAAGCTACGCTGAAAAAGATTTCCGACTTAGAAAATACTCTCAGTGACACGGAGAAAGCAAGAGAAATCATTTTGCTTGTTGGTCGTGACACACAGCAAATGTTAGAAATAAAAGTCAGTGGTTTGGTTACGCTTGCTTTGGAAGCTGTCTTTCCTGATCCATATGAGTTTAAAGTAGTGTTTGAAGAACGCAGAAATTCCACTGAAGCCGATTTATTCTTTTGCAAGAACGACGATTTGTTCAAACCTCTGGATTCTTCTGGAGGAGGAGCTATCGACATTGCTTCATTTGCTCTACGTGTGTCTGATTGGAAGCTACGTGGAACGAGAAACGTTTTGATTATGGACGAACCGTTTCGAAATCTTAGCGCCGATTTGCAACCCAAAGCCAGTGAAATGCTTCATCGGATAAGTTCTGACCTTGGGTTGCAAATTATTATGGTTTCGCATCAAGAGGGTGTTAATGAGGAATGTGATCGGCTGTTCTCTGTTAAGAACGGGGAAACTACTCAGGTTTGGTAATTACTTAGGGACAGCTTTGTAAGCTGCTTCGAGGACTTTAAGAAGACCATTGGTGTTATGGTATAAATAAAGGAAATAAAGAAAAGACGGTACGCATATAACAGAAATGAACCACAAAATCTTTTTAACGGTTTTAAGATCATCTCCAAGTTTTTTAACGTCACCAAAAGCAGCAAGTTTCGCATCAAGAGCTTCAATGGCTTCCGTCAAAACAGTTTTAGCATTATCCTCATCCGCTTCCATCGTTGTAGCATGTCTACCAGAGCATGTTTCATCATGTTCTTCAATCGTTTTCAAAAACTCTTCCCGCATATTACCAACTGAATCTCGGACAAAATCTTTTAAAGATTGCCGAGTGGGCTCCGCTTTAGCCAAATCTGCAATACGATCAACTTGAACTGCCATACTCGAAACGTTATCTTGAACACCCTTCATGCCGTCTAAAACTTGCACAAGCATGGATTTGAACATATCGAGAAGGATTTTTACGAATTCATTCTCTCCCATCTCGTAAAGCCTCCTGAATATCATTCCAGTTTTTTAAAACGCTGTTAGAAGTGCCTTCATTGGCTTTTTTAGCTGCTATCATTTCTTCGGCTTCATCTATGGTTTTTTCCAAAGCCGCAATTTTTGTCTTTGCGTAGTCTTCCGATATCTTAATTTCTTTTTTAACGTTTGACAAGAATTTCTTCATGGAGTCAGCAACATCCATGAACTGGTGGTAAAATTGCGTCTTGTCTTCACCAACACTTTGAATTTCGAGAAGGTCTCCGTTGTCATCGAATAGCCCAACTTTTCTCCAAGCTACCCAGTATTTGTTACGATGACGAAATTCCGATCCATAAACCCAAGGTGTTTTGGGTGTCAACTTGTTTATATTTTTCCTGGCTAATTCGCGATACTCAGGGTCAATGAAATCAAACATATTTAAACCAACAAGGTTTTCGTATGTTGTGTCGAACGCATCGCATATGGTCTTGTTGACAAAGGTGATCGTTCCATCAGGCTTGTGTCTGCAAATCCATTCAGGTGAAATGTTGACTACAGATTCGTACAAGTTTTTGGCTTTACGAAGCTCATTGTTCATTTCAGTGAGGGTAGATAAGGTCTGTTCTAATTCTACCTGATTTTTGCACCTAACAATGGCTGATTTAATGTTGTGCGCCAATGATTTAAATTCCCAAGTTTTCTTAAAAAAATTATCAGCTCCTTCTTCTACAGCTTGCAGACCAATTTCTTCTTCATCCTCTCCAGAAAGAATTATAACAGGAGTATGCGGACAGACCGATTTGATTATATGAAGAGTTTCTATTCCTCGGGAATCAGGAAGATTCAGGTCCAAAAGAACCGCATCAAAGCAACCTTCGCATAAAAGAACTTCTGCCCTGTGGATACTTTCCACAGGTGTAACGGAAAAGTCAGAAGACTTTTCTAAAATCCTTTTGATAACAGTCTGAAAACAAGTGTCATCTTCAACGTGTAAAATAGTGTAACACATGGTACCTCACAATTCAGACTGTGTAAAAACTTTATTCGGAAGAATCAACTAGTGCCGATCCCTTTGAAAATAATTTCCTAGCTATTTCCGATTGCTCATCGTAGCATTTCTTTGCTTTCTTCCAAAGTTCACTTGTGGCTTTTATAACTTTGTGGTTGTAACCTAAAGCCCAAAGGTTGTCAGGGTGTGAAATGTATAGTTCTCGATTTATTTTCAAAAGTTCAATTTCTGGAATATCCGGACATTTACTGTAGCTGTACGTTTTCTTCAGTTGCAGGAATTGCGTGAGTTCTGGATTTGGTTTCGGACTGCATGACATCACCATTGTACCAATCAATCCAATTAGCAGAAGTTTCTTTATCAACGCCGCCTTCATTTTTAACTCCTTCAAGGTTTATGCATTCACGTTTTCTAAGAACCCACTGAAGATCATTCAAATCCTTAAGAAGAGCCGTATAGTTCTTCTGCATTTCTTCAAAAGACGTACTCAACATCGTATTTTTCATTTCAAGATCGGAAATCGTCTTGTCCTGCTCATCCAAAGCTTGTTTGTATTGTATCTCATTTGCTTTGTATCGTTCGATATTCTTTTCCAAGAAATTTATTTTATCCATAAGATCATTTTTTGTTTTTTCATGAAGGTACTTTTCGGCTGACAAAGATGATTCCAAACTAGTAACTTTGTACATGTGCCAACTAAAAAGACCAATAAGAGAAAGAAACAAAACAACGATCAAACCGAAAGAAATTTTCGAACCTAAATCACCAGAGATGAATCCAAGTATACTTGATAACATTTTATTCTCCAGATTGCTCGTCTTTTGGTTTTTTATCACCACCAAACAATGGGGCTTTTTTCAAAATGTTGTACGTTATGGCTGAAGTATAACCAAGCTCTACAAATCTAGCAAAATACTGGTTTGGTTCTTTAAAAGCAAATGTCAAACCTAAACCAATGAAAAACCAAAAAGACAACCTGCCTAAAGAAACACCACCTTTTTCACAAAAAAGTGGAGTTAGATCGTACTCACTTTTCCAGATGTACGTCACTACGAGAGCGTAGGTCACGTAGATCAGTATGGGTCCTGAATTAGTCAAGATAAAAAATATGATCGGCTTTAGCATATTTCAAATCTTCATTGGTTTGAACAAACTTGCTACAATAGGAACCATTCTTGTGGTTGCTACAAAACTCTTTGTGGTTGTACCAAAAACATCGAGAGCAAAGATCATCTAGGATTTCTATTTTGTCGGATTCCATTTACGGTCTCCCGAAAACCTCAAATAAGGCTTTCCAAGTTGCTGAACCAACGATACCATCAGGGACTAAATCATGGTCCATCTGAAAAATTACGACCTGGTTGTAAGTGATCTGTCCGAAAACACCGTCTGCTTTCAATCCAAATACAGTTTGTAGCCAAGAAACATCCTGGCCACGAATCGCTTTTCTGATAATACGAGAACCAGGAGCATACGGCATAGCGACCTGTTGTTTTTCAATGGACTTGAAATCTTCGATTCTGTTATTCACCGGAACACTGTACGCAGTGTGTTCGTGGCCAATACCAAGTTCCCCTCGATAGTCGAAAACTGGACAAGCTTTGGCAGAAACTTCACAATGACCATGCCAGGTTAAAGTCCCAGGTCCAAAAGCGTTTTCAATACCTTTAACCAGGGTATGTAGCGTCTCAAACTGCATAGCGTTAAATTGTTCAACGTAAAGACCGTCTAAGCACATGGCGATGGTCCTTGAGTTATTACCAGCCTGTGCTACAGGGTTCTCTTCGATGTTTCTTCCCTTCAAAAGTGTGCCTTGACAGTCAATGAGAAAATGGTATCCTATGTTATGTCCGTTCTTATCAGCCGAAAATTCTCTTTTCTTATGCCAATCATTGACAGCCACAAGAAGGTTATCACCTACAAGGTCTTGACGAGGGTATGCAGTACAATGTATGAAAACCCGTTCTATCCGTCTGGCAGGTTTGTCAAACATACGATCTCCTATTTCCCCAATTTGTAAGTTGACCAGAAAATATCTGGATATCGGAATAAAGTAGTTTCCGTAGTGGCACAATCAGGCGACCACGATTTCCACTCATCCATATTGTAAAACAATCCGGCAGTTCTGAAAAGACTTCCAGCCCAATTGTTAGAAGTTGGAATATGGAAATCGCTACCAGCAGACCATATGCGCTGTTGCAACCATCCTAGTGGGCCCCACAGCTTTTTATAAGGAAACCTCTTAGGCCAGTTTTGATCCTTGCAATAGTACCAATATTTTCGTATTACCGGGTAGAGTTTTTCAGCCAGTATCTCGTGCATCATTGCCGCTCTAAGTGTTGGCGTAATGTAAAAACTCATGTACGACATACAGTAGTTATTCCTATAAGCCTCAGTCCATAAATCACCTTCTTCAACAAACCAGAACCTCTTTGTTGAATTCTGAAGATGAGTCACGAACCCGTCACCCTCAGTGGTTAGATTGGCTAGCATACCGAGATAAGCGTAGACCATCATACGTCCAAGTCTTCCCCATGCTCCCCAATTACCTCTGGAACCCCAATTTCTAGCATTTATGATAGCATCACAAGCGGGTAGGTACGTGTTCACGGCCCAAACCGACACATCACATCCGCACATGGCGGCAGCTTCAAATATGCGCTGACCTTTGTAAACCAAAGTTAAAGCACCCTCTAAATTACCGTAACCAGTATTAGAACTACACCAAGAACTAATAGCCTGATTAGCACGACCAGTATATCCAAGACCAAGCACTTCAGCTTGTGCATATACAAGTGGAGCGGCCGTTCCATTTTCTAGTGGTAATTTTTCTTGTGTAGATACTTCAGTATTATCGTAATTTGGAGTAATTGTAACAACTCCCATTTGACTCCAATGACCATTTACAGAGTATTCCATCTCGTAGTTCGAAAGAAATAAATTTAAGGAATCTAGTTGATTTTTCACTATGAAATCTCCGAAAGTTCTGACCGCAACGCAACTGCTTGCGCGTCCAGATCAACGAGCTTATCCGTGTCCGCCGTCGTAGCCGTCCCGGCGGACACAGCCCGTAAAGAACGGATAGACGCCGTGTCGATGGCCTCTAACTCGGCCAGGATTTCCGATTTTCGAACGGAGTTGATTGATTTTTGTGCAAAGGAAGTATCTGCCTCTACTTCCTCCCGAGTCAGAATCGTTTGAACAGAAAGCAGCCCATCAGCCAGTCCAACTGCTACCGCATCCTCAAGAAAGCCAACAATGCTTTTATCCTCTTTCCGTATAATGACTGTATTCATTTTATGCTCCTGTCACAGTGCCGGTGCTGATTTTAATGGTTCCGTTGTTGAGAATAGCCATACTTCCAGAGGATATGCTATAAGCGGAAGTAGCCCCAGCAAGGTCCGCCTGCTCAACTGCTATTTTTGACCCGTACATCAAACTCACACCATAAGTAGGAGGGTACGTCGTATGGCAAGCGTTTCCGTTTCTGATAATATTTCTAGCGTTTGAGAGTGCTATAGCAGCACTCCCGTAGGTAAAAAAGTTAAGTTCATGCCGTCCCGAACTTGCTATCAAGTACAAAAGGATGCTGGTGTACCCAGAAGTAGTAAAAGCGCAAGCGGTGAACGAGATATTAGGGCAGTTGTCAGCGTACACCGTATGATACGAACCGCCAGTGTGGTAGAACCGAATGTAGGAAACTGCTATTGTGGCTTTGCACCTGTTAAATCGAATTACAGGGTACGAATTGTTAGATGAAGCAAGGTTTACTGCTTTTGAAGAAGAAGCCGTGTTGTCGGAAGATTTTCCTAGGACATTTATTGAGCCGCCGTGAAAACAAGAGATATAAAGCTGTCCACCAAAAGAATAGTTTCCGTCCGCGAACTGAATGGTCAATGTAAAACCGTTAAGATTTTTAGGTACAGCGTCTATCAGAGCTTGCATCTCCGCAAGAGTCATGGTGTTGTCGAGGGTTACAGTGACGCTAGCTTCAAGCGCAGCGTTTTGCACCTCAACGACAGCCAAACCGAAAGCGTTTGCCGCAGCAATGAAAGCATTAAGCTCGGTTCGCAGAGTCGGAAGCGCTCCTAAAAAAAGGTCAGCATTGTAATCAAATTTTGAGGCCGAGGATGTACTAGGAGGAGTAGGTATCTCGCTGATAGTAATGCCGATAGATTCAACTGATTCGCTCATTTTAGGCTCCTATAACTTCACCGGAATATATTTTAATAGCACCTTTACTTAAAAAAACTATACTTCCAGGGGATAGTACATAATCAGCAGTGCCTCCATATAGGCCCAACTGCAACATCGAGACTTCTGCTCCATAAATAAGACCAATCCCGTAAGAAGGCGGGGTAATGCTGTATGTCTCGTTGCCAGATTCAAGAACACACGTTGAGTTTCCCACATAAAGGCCATAGGAACCCTTTGCGAAGTAGTTATTTGTGAGTCGCCCAGTTTTACTGTCTGATATATACAAATTGGGATGGGTGTAGGCCGTATGCACAAATGAACAACAATCAAAGGTTATATCGCTACAAGAATAAACGTACACATTAGTAGCCGCACCCCCAGAATGTGTGAAGCTCAGGGAGCGCACTATAACTGTTGCAAAACAATGGCTGAACCTAATGGTGTTGTCAGAGTTGTACGATGAACTCAGCATAACGGCTTTAGATGCGAACGTATAATTGTCTGATACGTCACCCTGGACGATCACGGTGCCGCCGTGGAACCCAAAGAATAAGAGCTTCCCGTCCGTAAAAGAATATGTTCCGCTTGCAAATTGAAATGTAACAGTATGCCCATTAAGATTTTTTGGAACGGCATTAATTGCCGATTGTATTTGGGAACGTGTCATTGACGGCGTAATGTTTACAGTTGTATCCGTTGTGAGAACAAAATCAGGATCAGGGGAAATCATCGAACCGAAAGAATTCATGCTAGATATAAAGTCATTCACTTCTTCGGCTAATTGAGGAAATAAATTGAAAAACGAATCGGCTTGAGAATTAAAATAGTATGGGTCAGAAGAAGATGGAGCAGTAGGAAAATTACCGCATCCAATAAGATTAAGGGCTGCACTGGACATTATATTAATCCCTCCACTTCCACCGAGCATTCACTGACGGTAGGACCGGAAACAACAACCTTAAAATCCTTGTAAAAACCGTAAACAATAGAACTTCTATAGGTAACTTCTTCCCCGTCAGAATTATCGACGATAAAAACGGAAGGTGTGGCCCTTATAGACTCAAGGTATGCCACGGCATCGTCTACATCGTCGTTGTCTATGTATAAATCTAACGACCTTGTTTTTTTGTAATTTCCTGTTTTCAGATAAGTAGCGCCGAAGTCGTCTGTGCTTTTTATCGAATAATCACTGATACCCATCTCAAGACCAAACCGTACTGCGCCAATCCGTTTCGATTTTCCTATGATAGCAGCACCACAACTAGCGTTGTACCCGCGAAGAACCAAGTTTGCCCGAGAATTGTAGAATTTTGGTATCGTAAAAACTGCCGAAGTTAAGTAGGAAAATTCATCGAAAAAGTAATCCGACCAAGTTGTGGATGTTCTTTTGTCCGTCATGTACAAATAGGAACTTGAATAGGCTACGCCGGAGGCGTCTTTTGCAGCAACAAAAGCCTCGTTGCATAGGCAATCCACAAGGACCACTGTATCGCACATGGAGGAACTTACAAGGACATTGATCCCTTCTTCCTCCTCGCCAACAGTACTGGTGTTGACGTAAGAATCGAACATTCGCCAACGATTGGTATAACCGCAATCGAGCCAATAAGGATCAGTGGTGTCGCAGTTATCCGGCGGATAGTGGTTGAGATTAGACGCTTTCAACGACTGGTATATTTTGTGAGTAGCCGTTACTATAACGTAGTCGCCAATGGCATACGTGGTTGCCGAACTGTAAGCATCGTAATCATCTTCCGCTACACTGGTAGAAATAAGTTTTGAGCCTGTTATCTCTCTTGGAACAATGACTCTCATTGCGTGGTCCTCTCTTTCGGAAGTCCTTCATCGTCCCACCGGCTTATCTTATCAGCCAGCTTTTGAGTGTCTTTCCTCAGCAAATACAAACGGTCATTCATGTCTTTTCGCATCTCGCGCATTTCGGCCTGCAAGCCTTCAGACGAAAACTCCCCACTCAAAGTTACGGGAATGGTATGCCCATCAGGGAGGGGAACATAGGCTTCTGGGATTGATCCTTCACCGTAAATAGCTACTTGGGGGGTGTTTGCTATTCCACCACTGGAATAGAGGTTGATAGGACCACGAGAGGTCATGATTCCACCATTGGCGAATCCATATTCTTCTCTAAGATCAAGATAATCCTGATACGCTTCGAGGTATGCATCATACAAAGCATTCGTATTGGAATCTAAGCGGTTGGAAGAGTTGAATTGGTTCAACACCCAGGACCAATCAACATACCCACTTCCTTCTCCGTAGCTTTGCTGCCACCAATCCAACCAACTGCTTCTTTCAGAGGCAGATGCGCTATTCCACCAATTGATTCCATAGGCATTCTGGAAAATGTTATTAGCCATTTGGTATCCAGCGCCGGAATTAGCAATGCCTTGAACCATCGTTCCTTGTGTGGAATTCTGTATCGAAGAAATGGCTTGCTGCTGTAGAGCTTGGTATTGAGATTGTAAAGCGGAAAGCTGGGTTTCAGCTTGCAACTGTTCCGCAAGATCGTTTACCGCTCCCACTACGTCTCCAGTCACGCTTATAAGAGAGGCCGTGTGTCCATTTATTCCGCTGAGATAGCCGAGACCAGTCTGACTATCCGATTGCATAGCGTTCCAGATTTCATCGTCGAAGGTGATGCCGCTTTGGAGAAGATTGTAGGTAGCCATCTGGTACCCAACTCCAGCACCGACCCTGGAACGTAATGCCTGTGCTTCAGTCAGAGACGTTCCAGCTACGTCAACCGTTGTGGTTGTCTGGCTTCCTATAAGTTCTCCAACTATGCCTATAGCAGTGGCGTTTTGAGCCAGTAGTTCGGTTTGCGTCCCTCCCTCTTCCAAAAGCTCTTTCTGTAGTTCAAGCAAGCTGATTTGGATTTCAAGAAGTTGAGACAGGGTGTCCTGTCTCGCGCCTTCCAAGTCTCCAAGCACTTCCAAAGACGCCAGCTGGCTTGTCACCCTTCCGAAAGTCTTTGAGTATTCAAAAGGATCAGTGGTAGAACTTTTAGCAGCTTCAAGGTACGCTTGTGCATAATCAGCCACACTTTCAGCAGCATCTATATCGCCAGACATAGCCTTGGCATATGTTTCTTCGTACCAAGACTTTGCCGTGGTAGTTTTTTGGTCGGCAGTAAGGTTGGAACTGTCACCAAGAAGAAGGTCTTCAAGGAGCCCTTGGACAGTATCAGCTACAGCATACCAACGGTCCCGCAGTTCGTCGGCTGCGTCTTTCGCGGCATTTGCACCGTCCAGCATGTAATCTACTTGGTCTATAGCGGCCTCAAGCGCATCATCCAAAGCATCCTGCAGCCTGTCAGCCAAAGAATCAGCGGAGTCGGCAGCGTCATCAAGGGAGTCCTGTATATCAGACCAGTATTTAGCCATCTCGCGAAGTTGCACATTCTGCAATTCGGTAATTTCAGATTGGGACAGGCCGTTGTCGTAAGCTTCCTGAAGTTCTTTGGCTTGCTCCACGAGTATCTGTGCAGCTTCCGCTTCCTCTTCTTTACCTTCTAATACAAGGTTGCGATAGCGCATATCTTGTTCAAAGGCTTCTTTTGTGGCTTGCAATTCCGCATTTTTCGCAGAAACGTAAGCGTACTTTTCAGCCTTCATGGCCGCTTCTAAAGCATCAGCCACCTCTTGGCCGTATTTCCAAGTGGTGTCGTAAAGCTCTTTAACGTTGTTGGCCTGCTCCATAGCAAATAACGACGTTTCATCTTCCACAGCATCATAATACCGTTTATTGGCACTGGCTAAAGCTTCCAGCCGTTCTTCTTCTTTGTCAGCAGCTAGTTTCTTCAATTCAATTTCTTGAACTTCAGCAAGGTACGCCAACTGTGCAGCCGACGCGCCAGCTTCTCTTGCCTCAACAAGCTCCCACTCGTGGGAAGTCAATAAATCCAAAAGATCAGCTTCGTCTTCCCGACCTTCCGCCGCTAACTTTCTTTGCTCAAGGGACTCACTCCATTTTTGCCAAGTACGACGATTTTCTTCAAGTTGGTCATTAACTTCAGCCAGAGAATCAGCGTACTTAGCTGCTTGGTTCCAATAAGCAAAGGCTTCTGGATCCATATAAGAATTCAAGGCTTCCTCAAACTTGTCCCAGAAATTTTCAACGGTTATGCCCGAATCACCGATAATTCCTTCAAGGTTTTCTATAGCGTTGGAAGCATTCGCGGTATAATAGATAACAGCCGAATCCAGTAACTCCCAAGATTCCTTTGTTCTATTAGAAATACGCTCCCATGCAGCATCCCACTCTTCATCACCACCAACAGCTTCGATAAGTTTGGAAGCGTAGTCAGCAAGGGCAAACGTTTTCAATTGTTCGTCGGTTACGTCGAGGACAACCCCCACGCTTTCTAAAGCTTCTGTCGTAGTATCGAGAGTAGTAGATAAGCTGTCCACAGCTTCCGTAGCTGTGTCGAATGTTCCGTAAGCATCGCTCCAACTTTCACTCATACCCTGTGCGGCAAAATCAGTTTCAGAAGCAATGTTCTGCGTTGCACTGGTTATAGTGTCCATAGAAACCGAAGCATTCACAGAAGCCCCTTCTATTCCTTCCATCATAGAAGCAGCTTGTGACATGGCGTTAGACATAGCTGTATCGTACGGTTCCAAAGTAGAAGCAGTCTCTTCTGCGGAAGACCTCATAGCATCAAGGGTTTCTTGCGTTACCCCGGCTAACGTTTCTAAACTGTAACCGTAGTAAAAAGTAGTTTCATTGGCTTTCACATAAGCCGACTGTAACCTATTGAGCGTTTCGAGAAGTGTTTCGCTATCTTTTTGTAAATCGGTCACTACAGGAAGAAGTCCTTCAGAATCCAACTTGAAGTAAGCCATAGCGTTACCGAGATTCTTGAAGTAATCTTCCAACTGTTCATCAGTAACGTCAAACTCGGGAAAATCCCAGTTTGACAAATCAGTGTCAAAATCAAACAAAGTTCCAGCTTCTTTGAGAGCTTCGACGTTGGTTTGATATGCATCCTCAATGGACTGTATTGCTTCAGGATCTAAAGAAACGGTTCTGATTTCATGTGAGGTATTTTCACCAAACATGGACTTTTCTTCAACCGTGTAGTATTCAGAACCAGAACCGTACATCATGCCGTCTACGACGCCGAGTTTGTAACCAGTTCCAGTTTGAGTTTCTGTTTTCTTTGTATCAAATCCTCCGGTAAGAGCAGTAAGACCAAGACCAATAACAGCTCCTATACCTGCGGTAGCTAATCCAGACATAAGGCTAGCACCCACACCAGTAGCAGCAGGTATTGCAGCATCAAGGCTCGCTCCTATCATTCCGGCTATTTCGGTATCCAAAGTAGTGGTGGCTGTTTCAGCTATCGCTATGGTGGCTTCTGATCCAGCCGAACTGAAAAAGCTACCCATGGAACTTTCTATAGCACTACCTAAGTAGGAGTCTAAAGCATCGCCGCCTATACTGGTCGCAATATTGGTGGCTGAATTGGAACCAGACCCAAAAGAGCCTGTCAAATTGTCTATTCCACCTCCAATAAAACTTTCCATCATGGGACCAATAACCTGAGCTTTTAAGAACTCAGCAATCATTTGTTCCACGAAAGAAGCAACCATATCGAGCATTCTGGACAACATGTTCTGCCAAAGGTCTTCCAAAGAAGCAGAACCATCGGCAAATCCACGTATCATGTCACCAAAAGAACCAGAAATACCTGAAACCATATCATCCGTAGCTGACTTAATAAACGACGCTGTTTCAACAGCAAGTTCACGTTTCTTAGTGTCTGCGGACTTGTAAAGATCGTATTCTAAGGCTAACTGGGCTTTGAAGGCTTCGCTGGATGAGCCAGTCTTAGTCTTCTCTTCCAAACTGTTCTGGCGCTCCGCTTCTGCTTTAGCCTGTGAGAACGCAGCTACTTCGGCATTTCCAGCAGCCTGAGCTTTAGCAGCAATACCATCCCACATACTAGCCCGAGTAGCGTATATGGCAGCCGAATTTTCGAGGAGATATTCGAGGACCTTTTGTGCTGCCTCTCTTTCTTTCGAACCGCCTTCTTCATATTTAACAATTTCTTTATTGACAAGGTCCTCAGTATCTTCAAAGGAAAGCTCTCCGTATTTGATCTTAGCTTCAACTATCTTATCCTGAATTTTCAGAATTTCAGTTTTTTTCCAATTTTCAAGCTGAATGGTATCTGAACCGTTCTTTTTAGCTACTTTGTACAGTTCATCATACATAGCAAGGATGCTTTTTTCTTCACCACCACCTGGTTTTGTACCAAAAACCTCTTGGTAAGTATCAGACAAAGCAGCCTCAACCTTCAACTCCCTAAGCTGTTTAATTTGATCGACAAGACCTTCTACCGACTCGCCAGCAGACTTAGCCTTTTGCTCTGCGTTGTACAACATGTTAGTCATTTCTTTATCAATGTTGGCCAACGTTTTCGCAAAGTCATTTCCTGATATATCAGCCAAAGTAGCGTCAACAGCCGCCTTGATTGTATCGTTGTAGTGATCGTAGGCATCGGATTTCTTTTCAGCAGCGGCAGCGGCAGCTAAAGCCGCGTTTGCGGCTAGCTCATCGGCTTTGGTGATTTTATCTATCTCGTTCTTTTGGTTTTCAAGAACTTGCTGGTAATCCGCTTGCGCTCTCGTCCTGGTTTCCAAAGAAAGTTCTTCGTTGTTAGCTATAGAAAGCAGCGATTCCAAATGCTTCGCATACTTGGCATTAAGCTCCTCAATCTTTTGTGCGGAGTCTTTAGCTGTTTTAGGAATATCTTTGAGTAGGTTATCCATTTTTCTCTGGGCAGCCGCATTAGCTAAAGCCGAATCTTTCGACCTATCAATGGCGTCAGATAGTTTACCAATAGGGTCGAGGGACTCTTCTATATTATGAGATATGGTTTTTCCCATATCGGGGTTGGCCGCAGCCAACATCATATCCCCAAGGTCATTGTAGTTACTGGCTAACTGAGCGATGTCCTTTTGTAAGGCTTTACCGGTAGCAGACTCCTGGCCCATAAGATTAAGTTGGTCGTACTTAGCCGCCATCTGCTTCTTAATCAACTCTTGTTCTTCTTTAAGAAGCTCCTCATTGGTACGGATCAGACCAACCTTCTTTTCCCATCTGTCCTGAATATTCTGCTCTAAAGCGGCTACGCCCTTCTGAGCTTCCTCGTATTCCTTTGAACCAACAGACAAGCCAGACAAAGCCTCTCGTTGCTTATCCAAAAGAGTGTTTCCATACTCTATGGAGTATGACATTACTTCGTAAGAATTAGTGGCTTTGTAAGCCACAGCAGCTATCACACCAGCAATAGCTATACCTTTCGGACCCAACATGATAGCTCCGATTAAACCCAGTTCACGGATGATCGGAGGAAGAGAATTGTAAATGCTTATGACAGTATTGGCAAAATCTGTTGCGGCTGTGATACCGGAAGCCAACGCTGTGATTGTTTTCCCTATTTCTTCACCAAAACGACCAACAGCCTCAATGAAATCCGGAGATTGAAACTGCGTTGTAAGTTCATTGATAAAATTGACTGCGGCGTCGAGAAAACCGTTCTCAGACATAGCGATTTTCAAATCCATCCAAGCCATTTGAAAACGGTCTATAGCACGAACAGCTAAACCAACAGCTTTCTCAGCAGTTCCAGCAAATCTATCTTCGAGAGCCCGGGCAAACTTGGGTATAAATTCCTCAGTGGCTAATTCACCCTCTTTAACCATACGCATAAGCTCGGTAGTAGTTGCCCCCATAGCTTGTGCTGCTATTTGGAAAGCACCAGGCAACTGGTTACCTAACTGTCTACGGAGTTCTTCCATAGATATGGTGCCTTTTGAAATCATCTGTTCGACAGCGTACAAGGAGCCTTTTATTTTATCATTGGAAAGACCAAGAGCGGAACCTGCGGTTATCAAAGCCTGGTAAATTTTGTGGACTTCTTGTCCTTCCAAAGCAGTACCCATAGCCGCAGCGGAAATGCTTTTGTAACCATCAGCCAGAGAATAAAAATTCAAACTCAATTTTTCCGATGTATCACGTAGCCACGCAAGCTCTTTCGAAGCCCCTTGTGCGCTGCCAGCAATACCTTCAAAAGAAAGTTTCAATTGTTGGTAATCGGCTCCAGCTTCAAAGATGCTTCTAATCATCGAACCGATACCGTAACCAACAAGAGCGTAGTACAGGTTCCTGATCGTGAATACAACCGAGTTCAAATCCCTGGCGTGTTGTAAAGCGGATTTAGAACCAGAGGCATGAGAACTGTTGAGGCGCTTCTGGGCTTGTTCCAAAAGTCTAGCCTCTTTAGCCCCTTGTTTAGCAGCTTCAGCCAAATCTTTTTCCGCTTGCTGCAATTTTCTGGCAGAAGATATCGAAGCAGCCTCTTCACCACGTTGGGCTTTGTACGCCGCAACGACTTCCCGCACCTTTTCCTTCAACTTATTGAAAGCATCGGAAAGCTCTTTCTTTGAAACGACACCTGCCTTCTCCAGACGTTTAATCTCTCGATATGCGTCAGTGTACCCCTTCAACTGTGCCTTAAGCTCAGACGTTGAGGTAAGACCCAAGGTACCCATACTCTGAGTCTTAGACTGCGAAGAAGTGTTTCCCAATTCAGAGTACAAACGCTTGGATGTAGCAATGAACTCGTTCAACTTCTTTTCGGCCGCAGTGATCGGACCAGTCAAAGAGTCTTTGTTTCTTTCACCAACAGAGCGAAGTTCAGAATATAAATTTTTAACGTTAGCAAGGTATTCTCTGGTGAAGTCTTTCAATTCACCAGTATTACCTTGGCCCTTCATAACGGTCGTCAATTCAGCGAAGGCTTTTTTCAAATTGGAAATATCGGATATAATAGCTTGAGACGTTCTGGTCTTGAAATTAGCCGATACTTTAGAAAAATCCAAAGCCTCGGAAGCTTCCATGGAAGCTTTTCTCAAAGACTTTATATAAGAAATGAGTTTAGCAAGATCAGCACCGCCGACAAGTTTCTTACCGTCAACCTCAAGATTGGCAAGCTTTCGGACAATGATTTCAAGCTCTTTGAAAGCAGTGATGGTTTTTTGAACTTCAGAAACCTTGGAGAAACGATTCATCAAAGACTGGAACCGCTTCTCCAAGGCCAGGGTAGTTTTGGAAACTTTGTCGTCAACGTCGTTAAACTTGCGAGTAACGGTGTCAAGACCGTCAATGGCTTTTTGACCTTGAAAGTCTACGCTAACGCCGAGTTTTATGAGATCCATGACGTCTCGCTTTTGACTTTTGATTTCCCAACGTACCGGCCTTCGCTGGTTTGTTGAGGAAACTTAGATACACATCCTCTATTTGCCGTATAACGTCCAACTCAAGTTGTGTCAATTGCCTCTTTCGGACAATCATCCAGTTTTTAATTTCAGTCCATGTTAAAGGCGGATGAATCGCTCCCATACCAAGACTTACTGGAATTCTGGCTTTACTCAAATCCCAAAAAAGCTGGAGCATGTATTCTCCCCACAAAGTGGCTTCCGGTTCGTTCGCAAGTTCTTTTGGAAGTTTCTTTGTGGTTTTGAATACCTGCTCCAGCTGCTCTCTCACGGTGGAGTTACCGACGACTTTCGATAACTCCATCCGTGATTTTAGGAGTGCGAGAAGCTCCGCTACTTGTTCTTCATGAAGTTCGCGGTGTTCTGCAAAAAATCATCACACTGCTCCCTGATCCAAGGAACCCTGGTGAGAAGCATGACAGCGTTGTCGGGAGTGAACTCCAGAGGGTTCTCGCCATCAATAGACACGGACGGGGACCATCCGTAAATGACGCTGGCGATCAGCTTGATCGAATCCTGCTTCAGTTCGGCCGCAGTCAGAGTGGCCTGGCGTTTACCCTTGGCTTTCTGAATACGACGGTCAGTGATGGCATTATCCATCTCCCTGTAAACGTCAGATTCAGGACCGTACATATCAATGTACAGAGTGGGTTCATTGGTTTCCTTGTCACGGAACTCGACATCAGAAACGGGGTCGCACAGAACAAGCCGAGAGCCTTTAGCAGAACCAGCAATGATGTCACGACCGTCCAGAAGATTAATGAGCTTCGACATGGTACCCTCCATCGTAGGATGTGTTTAGTCATCGCTTGGTAAAAGTTGCGGGGCTGAAGGGGCGATGGATTCCCTTCCCTGCCTAGAACAGGTGCCCCGCAACGATACGTATCAGATCAGCTTAGGCAGCCGTCCGAGTTATCTGAGCAGCCGTTCCAGAGCCAGAAGCGTACAGAGCCTGGAAGGGCATGGACAGAGTGAGCGGACCTTCATCACTGGCCGGGTTGTCACCGCCGGTGTACTTGATCCTCGGGAAGAGGAACGTATACGACTTGGTGGTACCATTTCCGAGAGTGAACTGAAGGGTCGATTCCGTCTCGTTGATGAACTTGTTCAACATAGTCAAGTTCTCAAAGAAGATGGACATGTTTCCAGTCACGTTGAAACGTCCAGCCGTCAGACCCTGAGTGTAATTCTTGCCGATAACGAAGGCAGGCTCAAGGTTGTTGGCGAAGGTGATGTCGAGACTGGTCACAGTCGCAATCTCGGTACCACCTTCAAGGATCGTTCCGGTGAACGAATCGTAGGGGCTGTCAGTCTTGGAAGCTGTGATGGAACCATCACCGTCAGCCGACGCACCAGAATACGAAGCGTTCGCGCCGATGATGCCGAAAGAGCCGGTGACGATACCGTTGGGCTTGATGGACATGGTCATCTGGTTCACCATGCAACCGGTGAACAGACCGTACTGCGTAATATCCAAGAAAGCGCGCTGAATGGTGAACGACTTTCTCGGGTTAACGCTGTCGCCCGAAGAGTCCTGACCAGCTTTCAGAACGTTGGTCTGCCACTCTCCGAAGAACGCAGCTTCGAAGAACGGATCGTACTCCTGCCAGGAATACTCAACGCCGATGTCACCGTTAACCTGTTTAACACCGTGACGAAAGTCGGTGATCTGTCGGTCAGACCTAAGTTCATTCGACTGGAAGCCATCTTTCGTCAGACCCAGAGAAGCAGAAGTATGCCGCAGGCCTACGAGGGAAGGCGTAGCCGGGGTGGTCCCGTAAGTGGCTTCTTCCACATACGAAAGACCATGAGAAGATCCAGCTGCAAAAGTCATGGATTTTTCCTCCGTTTAAGTTGTTACGAGTCTAGCCACTCCTGGGTGGGTTCCCCAAGAAGTTCACCGGGAAAACCCATGAAGCCTTTGACTTTACCGTTAAAATGGTCCTTGGCTTTGATCCAGCCTTCACGAAAACGCTCTTCATCGCCGGTCAAATCCGAACCAACAACAATGATTTTTTCAAAACCAAGGCTCAAACCGACAACGACAGCATACGTAAGATCGCCGCCTTTGTAAGGGGTCAAAGCTTTAATTTCCGAATCATCGTCAGGGAAGTAGCAAATTTTGATAAAACCGGTGTTCTTAGCAGAACGCTCGATTTCTTTGGAAGGATCAAGATCAGTAAATTTGGTCCAACTGGCCCAGTAGTCGATAGATAACGGAAGATTCAGAAGGCCTAAACCAGCAGCCATCCTAGTGTAGATACCGTCACCGAACTTTTTAAGAAACCCATCGACGTTGCCACCAGGACCAAAAACAACAAGGACGTTCTCATTCAAAGAAAGTTCCTGTTTCTCCTTCTCGACCTTTTTGTTGATCTTAACCATTATCAACTCCTAGTTTTCGGCATACGCCCGAAAGTACACTGAAACAGGTACAACATACCATCCCCGGTCGTCAAGTGCCGCAGCTTGTCCTGTTCTTTCTATGGTGACAGTAGTTGATCCAGAAGTTAGAATCAATCCTCTTTTAAAATTATCGACAATAGAATCAACTATTTCCTGCGCATACAGAGGGCCGGTGTCTGCCATGTAAAACAAGTCTATCTGGAATATACCTCGATGCTCATTCTGACCATTCGTGCCTAAACTAGACTGCCTCGGCATTTGCGGAATGAAAACAGCACGAATCCAAGGTTTGTTTTGCTCGTACTTGTAATCACGGTTTTCGTAGGCAACCGGATGCGCGCTAGTGTCAAGCAACGAGAGTCTTTCCAGCAAAGCTGTCTGTATGTCTGTCATGACACCCATTACAAAGCTCCCATTTCATATAAAACATCAGCAACAATAGCGTCGAAATCTTCCGTTACTACACGGACCATACCGTTAGGAGCTTGCATACTATGGCTTAGGTACTCAATTTTTCGAGCATACGGTTGACCATTAGCTAAGAAAAAAGACCGATTTACTTGGGTTTCTTTCAATCTTCTGATCTGGGAAGCAACTTCTTGCTGTTTTGAACGTCTAATAGAAACAGCTACGTCTCCACCACTAGGACCATCCGTAGCAAGACCACGCATACCAAACGGCAAATGTCTGTGTGATCTCTTTGAAGCGTATCCTAAACCAAGAGCAGATTTGGAATCAAAATCCGGACTGTTTATAGAAAAGTTCCAACTCATAACTAAACGGCCAGAATCCACAGGTGTGTTTCCGATTATCCGAGTGAAAACTTCTTCCATAATTCGGTTTCGCACTTTGACCGTGTAGGCAACTTTACTGGCAAGGTAGCTTTTTAATGACTGGTCAGTTAATCCAGCACCTATACCACCAGTATGTATTTCAAGCTTGCGTATCATCACGAAGTCCTCGGATCTTCCTTCATATAAAGAATAAAAGAGCCTCGGTACTCAAATCGGTCTATGTTTGCAATGAGAAAATTTTGAACAGTAGCTGGACCGTGTGGGTTAATGAACCCTTTTGCAACCATCCTACCGTTTATTTCAACGCCTGAAGCATTTGACACGTAAGCTACTGTGCTTTCTCTATCAACGTCTTCGGCAGGGGTGTCCAGAATGTCAGCTTCGCGTGATCCGTATGCTTTGTTGAGTATAACACCAGGGATATCAGAGACCGTCTTAACCCAGGATTGGGAAGGCTTGTACTTGTTTCCAGTCTCCGTATAAACATAGTAGTCAAAGAACACGTTGACTCTGTAGATGATCGCGGATTTGCTCCATACGTCGTTACCGAGCATTTCATCATTGAGGTGCATTACGAGCCACTTAATATCGCCCGGGAAAGCGGTGATGATGTCTCCGACTACTACAGACGTATCGTAGGGAAGCTCGACAAACAGGTTGTGTTCTTTCGTAAACGGCTTCGTAGCCTGTTTGTTAATATCGTATTCCAAATGACCGCCAGTGATATCCCCGGTAGTACGATTTATCGTAAACGGAGTACCAACTTCAGTCAAAATGGATTTGAATTCGTCACCGACAGGCATGTTAATCTCCTGACAGGATTATAACTGTGTCGTCTTCTGTGTAGGTACGATCCCTACCCAGTCTGTCAGTAACAAAACCAGCAGAAGCATAAGTACCGAACATAAGAGAAGAATCAACGGAAGCAAAAAGGGCTGGATCCTCTTCCTGTGCCGTAGTGAATGCATCGTCCAAACGTTTGAGGACTTTCTCGTAATGCTCAAACTTCTGCTGGCGATGAAGGTCTTTGTATCGAAACTGGTCAGCGGTTGTAAGAAGCAAAATTTCAATGAGGTGCCTCTTCATCCGCTCAATCGCCCAATACTGTTTCTTGGTGTCAGTTAGAGGGAACGACCAACCCAGTTCCATGATGGCTTTGTCATTGGCAGAAGTGTATTCGTCGGCAGTAAACAAAGTGGAGAGACCGCCGATACCAACGGTGACTTTGGTTGTCAATTCAGTGGCGTCCACGGTCTCTCCTTATCTTTGTGTGAAACGTTATTTCTTGAGCTTGGGTTTCGAAACCTTCTTCGGCTTCTCTTCCGGCTCTTCCTCATTTTTGACTGCTTTCTTTTCGGAACGAGAAATAACCTCGATCAACGGGTGTTCTTCGGCGATCTCCTGAAGCTCTTCCGGAACGTCATCCCCTTCGTAGATGGAACCAGCAACGTAAGCCTGGGAAAGTTTCAGAGTACCGAGCAATTTGATTTTCATACGAACCTCGTAGAATGAGGGGTGGTGCCATCGCACACCACCCCTACATTAGTCGGAACTGCTAGGCGACGGTCAGGGACACGACGGCTTCGGGGTGCTTCAGGACGGGCAGACCCTTATCCTGAACACGCAGCCACACACCTTCCGGATCCCACTCGTCCTTCGTATCGGCGAAACGACCGAAACGACCAGACAGACCGAAGGGCGCCTGAAGGAACTCGGCGATGCTGTCACCGTCAATGGTGCGGGAGAACATAAGCACCTTGTTGTCGGCAACAAACTTCTTCTTCATGGTCACCTGGGACGAACCCACAGCGTAGGAAGAAGTGGGAGCGGCCGAGACAGTTACGGTATTGGCCGTCTTGCTGACCGCGGTAATGGTCTTCTCTTCGTAGGAATCCGGGGTGGCCAGATTCTTGAAACGAAGCTTGCCGCCGACTTCGAAGTCGGTAGCGTCGTCCACAGAGACAACCGTGGTCGAACCGCCAGTCACAGCCGCAGTCGGGTAAGCCTGGACTTCGAAAACCTCGTCGTAAAGGGTCAGAGTGCCGATACCGAGGAGTTCAGCCAGAACACGGGCCGGGTTGGCGAACAGATCGCCGTCACCGAAAGTGGACTTCTTCAGAAGGTCCTGAATGTTGGCGTCAAAGAGCAGAAGCTTCAGAGTCGCAGTATTCAGAAAAACGTCGGAGACCGTGTAACCGTAGTTATCAGCGATCAGTTCCTTGACCTCGAAGATGTCCTTGACCGGGTTGCGCGAAGAGCCGGTGCCCCACACGTAGTTGCCAGCAAGGGTGATCTTGTTCTGAGTCGGGATGGCGTAATCGACGCTGAAACGGAGACCGCCCTTGGACTGGTAGGTGATAGCACCTTCGGTCAGCATCTTGGCAACCATCCACTCACGACGACGCTGGTTGCGGCGAGTGAGCTTCACAGCCTGCTTGGCGATCTGACGCTGGGCAGTCATCTTGGTTTCATGGGTTCCGGGCAAGCGCAGATTGTTCAGAATCACCTCATCGAGGTAAGTCTTTTCCTTCCAGAACGCAGCAGCCGCAGAACCTTTACCGATACCATCCAGTCCGACAGTCGGAGCCTGGGCACCGGGGGCCACAAACGGGGTCATCCCGCCACTGCCGTACTCAATCTCCCATTCGATCTGATCGGACGGGTAATTGATGGCCGGGAACATGCCCGAGAACAGCAAATTCGGAGCCGGCGGCACCTTGCTGACCAGAGCATTGAGCGTGGTGAGATGGAGAGCAGGAATCGCGTCCGCACCTTTAGGCATCTGAGTAGACCTCCCTTATTTGATGTAGACGTAATTCCCGTCTTCGACAGCGGACAAGTCAGACTTAGCCGCGGTGTCGTAAGAAACGAGAGCGCCTTTGTTGAGAACAGCATTGCCGAGAATAACGCTCGACAGGGCCCCGTTGGCCGTGGAGCCAACACCAGTGTCCACAGCCTGATCCAAGACGTACTTGGCAGTGCTGTACTTTCCAGAAGCTCCGGTTTCAACGTACACAGCCGTCTTATTGGCGATAGTGAACGTAGCACCCGACAGAGCGGTGGTGAAAGTGATCGTCGCCCAAACAGAACTGGTAGTACGATCAATGGCGGTGATAGCTCCGAGGTTGTTGTACGCCGGAGAACCACCGGAGTTAGACACGATGATAAGATCGTCCCCGACAACGAATCGGTAAGAATCTTCCATCGCAACCCGCAGAGTGGTGGCGGCGTTCGCAACGTCAGCAAGAACGTAGCAACGGCCGACCGCATCCACGAGATGGTCGGTAATAACGTAAGGAACCAGCTTGCCGACGTTTCCAGCGGCAGACAGGTTCTCAGCAAGAACCGTTCCGGCCTGAAGAACGCCGTAGCCAGCAGCAATCTCTTTACCAGGAGTCAGATGTGCATACTCCGGCTTGGAGAAGTAGAGGGCTTTCTGGCCGGCGACTTCCGGGCCATGGTACACGTAAGGCATATTGCCAGGCATGGTGTATCCTCCCATTCAAAGGTTTCTGAGGTTACTGGGTGATGCCCAAATCCTTGAGCATCGAAGCAGCGAGTTCCTCGCCGTCCTTATCCGAGAAGTTCTCAGCCGGAGCCGCAGCCTTCTTGAAGCTGCCGCCACCACCCTGAACCGGAGAATCCGCCGGGGCAATAGTTTCGGCCCAGTCAGCGACTTCTTTCTTGACATGTTCGGCAAAAGCCGCCTTGTCAAGCTTGTTGTCGTTCACGAAGTGGTCATAATGGATATGACCGGAAATCTTTTCCTGAATCCGGGGAGAGAAGCTGTACTCGCCGAGTTCCTTGTTGATGATAGACTTGGCTTCGGAAGCGGTCTCGCGCTCAGTGACCTTGGCGGCAAAAGCCTCCAGAGTGTCGAGGCGGGTGACAAGGCCGGTCTTCTCTTCGCCCAGCTTGGCGATGTCCTTTTCCTTGTCTTTCACCTTGGCTTCCAGTTCGGAAATCTTGTCCGAAAAGCCGGCAGAGGCCTCAGCCTGAACTTTGCTCACGAACGCTTTGAATTCGGCGTCGTCGCTGAAGTTTGCGGGGTCAAACGGCATGACCGTTTCCTCCTTGGTTAAACGTTCCTCGATATATGAAAAAGTTTCCTTATCGCTGTCCTGAAATACTTGCGATTGGGTGTTGCTGTCAACCCCAAAAACGCAAACGCTGCCCTCTCTATAGTGACAGTCTTTCCAAATAGCGACCGGACCTTTCACCACCTGCCCATTGACAATCATCTCATCACCTTCACTCAATCTGGTGACTTTCGTGGGACGAATAGAGATAGAAGCCTGGTACGGAAAACCCTGCCGACCGTAATTCACAACTTCATCGGCGAATTCCGTATCCATAACGGTGATGTCTTCAAGATGCACCCCCTGAAGACCATTTTCAGATTCAATTATTTTGGGTTTGGAAGAAAAGCCGATAATCTTGCTCTGATCGTGATCCCGAAGAACCGGGAACTTTTTTCCGCTGAACTTGAGAGAATTGACATCAATGACGACATCTCCCCAATACCAGTGGTTAACTTTACCACCGGAATACAACGGTGTAATCTTCAGGCTTTTCTTTCCATCAGTACCTTCACGGAAATCGAATTGGGTGTTTTGGCCCATATCGAATTGAAAAGCTTTCTTCGGGATTCTGTCAGTCTTCGTCGCCATCGCGTCCTCCGAAATTTGAAAAAACGTCTGTTTCTTTCCTATCAAGATTCTCAGTCACCAGTTGACCATCTTGTATAGTTCCTAAAAAATAAATGCAACTGGGTTTGTGGTTGTTTTCAGGATTCAAACAGAACGGGCACCTAGGCTCCATCTTTGGTCTTTTTTCGAAGCTTGGGCTTTTCTTTTGCGTCATTCTTTTCCACCTTCTTCTCCGTAGTTCCGGAAGTTTTAGAAGGTTCACCCTCAGCTTTTTCTTGGGACGTTTCCTGATCCACTTCAGGAAGCAATTCCGGAAAACGCTTTTCTTCAGAAGCAGCCAGCAAACGCTCTCTGCGATAATTCCTGAAACCCATTTTCTTGGCAAGAGATTCGTTGGATATACCGAGCGTTTTGTTCAAAGAGCCGTGTTTGACACCGAGAAGACCCTTAGCACGACCTTCGTAGTCGGAAACTTCAGAAGAAGGAAAGTCCACGTACACAAGTTCGTACGGTTCTTTCTTCACTTTCTTGAAAACCGGTTCTTGATCCTTGTAGTCAATGCACTCTTCCACAGTGTACGTCTTAGCAATCGCGCCAGCTTCAGCAGCCAAGAAAAGAATGGGTCGGTACATATCCATAATGAGAAAACGACCGAAATACGCGCAAAGGTCACTTACTCGGTCACTCTGCGGTCCGCGAGAAGCTTTGACAGAAGCGAACGTACCTTTCGATTGACCAGTAATAACGTCCTCAGGAGCATTCAATCCAGACGTTACCATGTGCAAGATGTCTGTATCAGCTTCAGATATTTTGGGAAGCTGCGGATTCTTCACTTCGATGTCAATACCAGGAGGAAGAATAAGCTGACCACCAGGAACCTTCTTCGACATAATACCAGTTTTCTTTCTGTCTTCATCCGAAAGAGAAAGCCACAAACGAAATGCTTTAGGATCCTGCATCTTAACGACCCACAAATAAGCTCCGCTGGCTTTCTTGTGGTCGATTTCGTATTGCTTCAAGTTTTCGTAGAAGTTCACCCATTTGATGATGGTACGGAGATGGGAAAGATTTCGGCCGGTAAACAATCCACGATCCCATTGAATAACAAACTGCTTGAAACCGTTGAACTTCTTGTACATCCGTTTAGGAGAACGACTGGGCTTAAACAATTCAGCATTGAACTGCTGGTGTTTAACAACCCATTCATCCCAAAGTTCCGGGTAATACGCGAGATAGATAGACGGAATGAACTGATGGTTATTACCAAACTCACCGTCGTTATCCTGAAAGCTGTAGAACAACGGCATGTTGGCCTTACGAGGGTGACACACAATACCGTCGTTCTGTGATTTACCTATACCAGTGACAGTACCAGGATCACGAAAATCCACTTCAACAAAACCATCATCATGTAAAGTGAGAACAAGATAAAGCTCGCCTTCAACAAGACCACGTCCAAAATGCTTCGTGTGATTTGTATACAGATTGTTTCGAGGGTCGTTAGCAATCTTTTTGAGGTAGTTGTTGAGTTCGTATATGTCGCTGGAGATTTCGAAACCGTCTCCGGTAACTCTTCCTATAGTGTCCCAAACACTAGTATGAACCTGTGGTGAATCAAGAAATTTGTTCCAACATTCATTCTGAATCTTTTGGAATGTGAGACTATTCACACCAGTACCACGACCAATCGTGATAGTGAACCCATCTTCGTCCACTTCTGTGGTAGGAGCAGAAGGTGTGGTTTGCCAAGGAAAAGAGAATCCTATCTTGGTGAGGACGTCTTCCGGAAGGAGGTCCAAGAGTTCAACTTTTTCTTCCTGGTTCATATATGTTTCCTATGATTTAGGCGGTTACAAACCATTTCAAATATTGTCAAGCAAAATTTTTATGCGGGCAACGATTCGTTTGAATAGAACGAACCAAAGTAAACAGAACCACCAATAGGACGAAAATCGTCCTGTGTCAAAGTCCGTCCACCAAATACGCACCAAGCAAGAGCGTACATGGTGTCATCCTGTATACCGTTCTTTGTGTTCTTCTCAGGCGACCCGTAGAACTTCTTGTGTGCGTCATGGTCAAGCATTTGAGCTTCTTCGTAAAGGATATTGGGTCCTTTTGTGCCAGGAACTACTACTTCCGGACACTTAATACGCCCGGTTTTGTACAAATTGAACACTTCGGTGAATGCTGTTTTCTGCTTTTCGTAAGACGGATGGACAAGCTCGTACTTTATTCCGTTTTCGTCACACCACGGTTCCAAGTCGAACATAGCCCATCTTTCACTGCAAATTGTCTCAATTGTTCCGTATTCATCGCGCATCCGCTGCAATTCCAGTTTAATATCTTCCAAAGTGCTTGTTTCCACGTGACAAACGTTCAAAATGAAGTACACGTAGTTCGGTGCGCCAGAGCGTTCATTCGTCTCAAATTTCGTACTTTTGCTGCCAGGAAGCCCTTTTGCGACAGCAACAATCATGGTTCTAGCGCCCACTTCCATGTCTTTTTTCGTAGGATCCGCACGGTCAATACCCACGGAAATAGCAAAATCGGTGTCGTATCTGTCAGATAATTGCTTCAAATCGTGTGCGGAAGCCATAGTTGGTATACCAAAACCATCTTTTAACGAGTATATTTCTTCAATTGGGATCAATCTCCGAAGGATTTCACGCACTTGCGAGTCTTCTTTCATCGTATCCTGGTGTTTATTCTTCAGTCCTTCGATTGTTTGACCCAATTCGTACTTTTTATGCAAAGCCTGCTGTATTTGTGCTTCTCCACCAAGCATTCCATCAATTCCGATGTACCCAAGACTCTCAATCATGGGAACAGTGAACAGTTTGCCGACACCGACGCTCCAAGTGTTCAGGAAGTACCTTCTGAAGTCTTCAGGTAAGAACTTGGAACGGTATGACGACAACTGCTTCTGCGTCATATTCGGGTGCCAGTAATCTTTATAGTGGCCGTTCAAGCTGTAGCGATAATGGAAGAACAAGGACGGGTCTTCACCGCTCTTGTACGTTTCATAGAGCTTGTAGAGTATGTGATTTTTCTCAGAAACAGTGGAATCTATCGTACCAAGGGCATTGGGGATGTTTCTGATGGAACCGTCAAGCTGTGTATAGAACTTCGGATTCTTCATGTCGAAGATTTCCGAGAACGTGTATCCGGTGATGTTCGAAACGATACCTGAGAAAGAAGAAATGGGTCGGATAAACGAGACAGTTTCACCTTTCCTATTCTTCATGCGGATTTCTTTTTCTTGAATGTTCTTCTTTCCAAGGATTTTGACCAAACGTGGGGAATTCAAGATTGTGTCGCGCATGATATCGAAGTGAACAAACTTGGTCTGGTCTTTAGAGTTCGCACCAAGGACGATCATTTGCTTAGGCCAGCAAAAGAACTTCCAAAGCTGTATGAGAACGACGACCGCAGATTTGCCTTCACCACGAGGCCAACAGAATATAATAAGACGATGCAGAAAACGTCCGTTTTCGTCCATCTGCAAAGCTTGACGGAGAACATACTTCTGTTCGTCCCAAAAATCCTGGAAGCTTCTTCCTGTTTCAGGATCAAGATCATCAGGCAGCGAGTGCATAGGCACCCACTCAGGAATCAATTTGCCAGGGGGAGTCAACGGGATGTAGAGGAAGTCTTCGCACCACTGAATGAATCCATCACCACCGTTTCTGTAAACCGAGATATCTTTGATTTGATTCGGCATGATTACACCTCAAAAACTTCGTCAGGCTTCAAACGGCGTTGAAGTTTCTTTCGGCGTCCAGGAACCGGTTTCTCTTCTTTCTTCTGTTTTCTCTGGCGAGTAAACCAGTCAGCTTTTTCAGCAGCCGCAGCTTCTTTGCCAGCGGTAGTTTCAGAAGCGTCAGTGTTGTCGAACAAGTTGTCACACCAGTCGGAAGTGTCTTCACCGGTTCCAGCACCAAGGAACTTTTCAAGTGGTTCGTCAGAAACTGAACCGCGTAAAGAACGAGTAGCAATGGTTATGGAACGAAGGGTTTCACGGATTTCTTTGTAGACAGGATGGATTTTGATTCCACCTTTTTCAGTAAAGTAGGAAGGAGAATCCAAACCAAGTTCCAGGATTTTGAATTTCACAAGATGTCCATAAAGAGGGACAATGTGCAGACCGATCGTGTTCATAATGGAAGGGGTGATCGCCCCAACAGTTTCCATTTCTTCGACAAGGCCTTGGATGATGTTAGACACGTACTTGAACTGAAGAGTACAACGTCCGGTTTTCTGGTAATGGCATTTTTCTTCGATCACGCACCGTTCACCTTTGCAGTCTTCCACAGCATCCCAAACAACAAGTTGCAAACGTTCTTTACCAACGGAAATAGACCCTTTAGTCAAAGCGATGGAACCGAAGTTATTTTTGGTATTGGTAGGGATGTCAACCGACATAAGAACCTCCTTTATGAAAGCACAGAAATAGACGCAGAAAAGGAGCGTGTCAAGCATGGGCAGGAAACTTATTTGTAGTGTCTTACGGACAGCGTTTCATGATTAACAACGTGTGTTGTGTCTCATACGTGAGAAACAAACGCGGGAAGTGTCTCTGGAGAAGCGTGGAAACGTGTTTATACTCTGATACTATGAAGAAAAAGGAGCCAGTATGACAGATGAAGAATTGATGCGGGAAGCTTTGTCGCTTTGCGGAAAAAACGGAGCACATCTTTTATATCTCACAAGGTTTGGTTCAGAACTCTACGGAACGAACACGATCAATTCCGACACGGACGCGAAAGGAGTGTTCCTCCCTAACCTCGATGATTTGATCTTGGGAAAAGCTCCGAAGAACTTAATCTACAAAACATCGGATAACGGTGAAAGAAACACCAAGGACGATGTGGACATAAACCTTTGGAGTTTGCAGTATTGGTTGGAGTTACTCCAGAAAGGTGACACCAATGCCATCGACTTGCTTTTCTCTTACAACAGTCCAAGCATGATTTACTGTGTCAACGGTTTGGAATACATGATGGAAGAAAACTACGGAAAATTCTACAGCCCGAAAAATCTTTCAGCGTACACGGGTTACATCATCGGACAAGCTAAGAAATACGGAGTCAAAGGTTCTAGGCTTGGTGTTATTAAAAGAGTCTACGAATGGTTGGACGAAAACATAACCGTTGGTAGACTGGAACACTTCATGGATGCAATCCTGAAGGAATGCGGAGAACCTTCGTATTGCTTTGAAAAAGAAGTGAACAACCAACGGTCGGTAATCTTATGCGGCAAAGTCCACCAAGGCACAATCCAGATGGACGAGTTTAGGGATAGGATTCAAAAGGATTATGAAGGTTACGGAGAAAGAGCAAGATTGGCGGAACAGAATGAAGGCATAGACTGGAAAGCTTTAAGTCATGCGGTGAGGTGTATCCACCAAATGACTATGCTCTTGAAAAATGGCAGAATAGTGTTTCCGCTGAAAACGTCGGAATACTTAAAGCATATCAAACAAGGCAAAAGTCTCTTGGAAAGACGTTGAAAGGATCATGATTGATGGGTTGGAGCAGGTGCAAAGGCTTCAACAAGAATATCCGAAGGAAAAGGACCAGTTCGACACCAAATTCAGAGACAGTTTTATTTTATCTTGGTATAAGTAATAAGGAGGGTTGAAATGCAAGATTTCATTTCTAGGTGTGATAGTTGCGGACAGATTCTGGAACACAGAACAGTTTTGACAAAAAGTGGATTGGAACTCTCGATTGTCCCGTGCGGTCAATGCCACCCACCGATTAAGGAGGACGAGGAAGATGGTTGGAACTGGAGCTTCTCATTAAGAAAGAGCAATGGAAATTTGGTAAGACTAGAACCTATCAATGTGAACAACAAGGGACACTACATCCATTTCCATTCAGACCATCTATTAATAGTAGAGCAACAAGAGAGGCATTGGAAAGAAAAAGCGGAGGCATTGCAGAAAAGACTGGAAAAAGAAGAAAAAGTTTTGTGGTCATGTCTTTCTTGCAAGCATTGGATATTCAATGATGATTTCGAAGATTGCGGAGACTACAAAAGCTGCAAATTGACGGAAACGTACTCCCAGGTTTCGCAAGTTCCATTCCCGAAAGCAAAAAGCATGAGTAGGATCGGTGGAAGCATCCTTTTAACCAAATACGATTTCTGTTGTACCAATTACGAAAAGAAGGAGTAAGAAGATGAACAGTCCGTATGCTACGACATGGGCAGAACATATCTTGTATGATCTTGATAGGTGGCGTATGCGGATAGCAATGTCCTTCATGTTTCTAATTTTGTACGGACATATGAACGTAGACGATTAGGAGGAATAACATGGAAAAGCCGCCGTTAGGATTGAAACCGAGGTATGTTCACGACGATCAAAGGATAACAGAAATCCTGGAAGCTATGAACAGGTATGTGACAAGCAATCAAAGAATGAAGATTCCACATGAATGGACAAAGGAACTGGGAGACTTGCTCATGAACAGGGATGTAAAGGAGGAGCAAAAGGAAGAAAAGGTGAACATACTTGGAGTGCGTTGCCAGACATGTAAACACGCGGATTTGGACGTTGAAGGTGATAGGAAGTTTTCTTGGTGTGGTTGTAAGTTAATGAAAACAACGGACGGAGACCGTGGAGGAAACACGTTGGCTTACGCACAAGGTGTTGGTAGGACTGGAGGAAGAGTGAGGGTAAACAAAGACTTCGGTTGCATCCAGTACGAAGAAGAACAAGGCGTAAAGGTAGAGGAGTTTCATAACTGCGTAGTGAAGTTCGGGAAAAGTCCGAAAATGTATTACTATAAAACCTTGGACGATGATATTGAACAAGGAGAGTACGTCCTGGTGCAAACTGTTAACGGTCCTACCTGCGCTATGTTCGTAAGGTATCTGGATACGGAGTCTGTGGTGGATGAAAGAAGCATATCAAAGGCAACGAAGTGGTTGATTAGTTCGGTTCAATGTCTGATTGACGATCTGCCAGTAAGACTTAAAAACCTTTAATCTCCACATAACGTAAGAATGAAAAGGTCCTGGTTAACGCTGGGTCTTTTCTTTTGGGTTACGTATGCGTTGATGAAAATTATTAAGGAGCGGATTGGGTACACAGGTTTTATTTTCCATACAAAAAATTATTAAGGATCGGATTGAGCAGAGGAATCCTAAAATCCACGAAAAAAATTGTGAGGGGGTACGGCACACACACTCAATAGACAAAACGCAAGATAAAACAAGGGGGTCTATATTAGATTGTCTATAGATTGAGACAAAAGAAAAAGCGCGCATCGTGCAGACTGCGCGCTTTGAGTGAACGTGAAGCTAAATTTTTCTGAGCGAGAGAACTTGAGCAGAAACAAGAGTCTTTGACTTGTTGAGCGAAAGCTTAATCTTGTCGCTCTCTTCGCGCTTCAAATGCGAGATATGCTGAAGAACTCTCTCGCGCGAGCATTCACACAACTGCGCGATATCTTCGACGCTTTGAACGTCGTGTGCAATCGCGCTTTCGATCAAATAGCTTTGAGTGAGAAAACGCGCATTCGTGAAGTATTTGACATATTCGCGTTCAGTTCTTCTCACTCTCACATTCGACGCTTCTCGCTGTTCGATTTCTTCGCGCTTCAAAACTTCTTCACGTTCGAACGCTTCAGCAAGTTCGAGCGTAGAAAGATTGCTTGAATTGATAGAAAGAAAAAGATTCAAAATTGCAAGCGTTTGAAAGCTCGAAAAATCAATCGCGCTGTTTTCTTCAATAATTTCGACGTTCTTCTGATTGTTCTTTTGCATGACGTTTCTCTCTTTTAGTTGATTGTTCGTTGAAATAGTTGACTATTTTACGTTTACTCGAAAAATCTTGCGCGCTTTTCACGAATGCGCTTCAATTCTTCTTCAAATGCTCTTTGCTCTTTTTCATCAAATTCATTGTCGATTAATGAAAACTGAGCAAGAAAGCGTCTTTTGTCATAATACGCTTTGAACGTGTTTTCTGTCTGCGTCTTTTTCATCTTTTCCCCCTCGTTTTTGTCTGAATAGTACGCTTGCAAAAAATCTTTTCAATCCCCGCACGAAAAAATATTTTAAGCGTCGTTCGTGTTACTATTCGTTCAATTCGTGTTACTCAAAATCGTATGCAATTCGTAACACGTTTTTTCAATTCGTTACATGTATGTACATACATGACACAAAACACGAATTCGTGTTATTTGCTCAAAACGTAACACGAATTTTGAAAAAGTATCGTATGCAATTCGTGCTACGAATTCGACGAGGCGTGTTACTGCGAGGCAGGCAGGCACGAATACATGCAGACTACACAATACGTTCGCACACAGCACGGATCGGACAACTGTCCAGATGAAACTCTATGTTGCCTGGTCCTGCGGCAGGTACGCGCATAGAGGGAGGTCTGTGTCGCCTGAAATTCAGCCTTGCTCGGCACCTGCCTACCGATCGTTCTACATAGTCAACGTGAATCATCTATCGCAATCTCTGTTTCCTTTCGTTACCGATTAGCCTGACGTTAACCTTCAATGCCTGTACAGTCTGATTCTGTTTGTTGAATCATCATTGCCTAAACCTAATAGGTGGATCCTAGGATCCACCGGATAAACCTAACTTAAAACCGTAGCCTGCCTGTATGTGTGCAAATCAAAGGTTGTGATCCGTGGTTTACTATTCTGTTTTGTTTAGCCGACGATTCTATATGCCTACCTGCCTTTGTGTGATTTTATCTGTCGGATTTACGCCGGCAGAATTTTATTCGGTTTTTTCGAGATTCCCTCTTGCGTTTGAAAATACAAAATTCTGCCAGACCTTTGTTTGGATGAATTTTGTTCTGTTTTGTTTAATCCACGGTTTTCCTGCCTGTATGTGTGTATTTAGAAAAGTTCAATCGGATCAACGAAAGACGAATTCCAGCCTTTCGTAAAAATAAATAACCGTAATAAAATCAACGAATGGTTGATTTTCAGCCTGCCTGTGTGTCTTTCTGTTTGTCTTCTTTTTAATTTTAAATGCCTTCGGATAATGTTTTTCTTAAGGAAATCACGAAAGTTCAGGTATGTAAAAGCAGGGAAGTAATCAAGGGTAATGTAAACCGAGGCAGGTAGGCATATAGAACCACGGACATGCACGGCAGAATATTATTCTTTCACCCCTTCTGGGATTTCTCAAAATTTGTTCTGGCTTTTTAACAAGGATAAGAATTTTATTCTGCCGTATGCTGAAACACAGAACGCGAGGCAGGCAGGATTATAGGTCCGTACGCTGAAAATACTTAGCCGTAGCCCCTGTGGCTGCACCATAGACACGTAGGCAGAAAGGATTGATTGTATCCGTAGGTTAAGGATTAATGGTTAGGTACACAGGTTATTATTTTCACAGTGAGGGCCCTAGGTGTCGCCTAAACGCAGGAACCCTTTGTTTCACAAGGGTTCGTGTATATCCACAGGACCGAGAAAATATTTCGTCCATGCGCGAGGGGAGGCAAATCTCCACCCCTTTAACCAGCATATATCTCCTCCCTTTGTTTACGCACATTCTCTTATCTACCAACACACTCCGATGAATTCAATTTATCAACCAAATACACATCCTTATCTTTGTTTCTTAACCATATCTTAATTTCTTCCATACGTAATCAATCGTAGTCTTCTTTGTTCTTTCTTCTCCTTTCTCATTTTTTCTTTATCCGTCGGTTTACTCCTTATTTCTTTCTTCTCCTCTTTTCTTACTTTTTCCTTAGATTTTCTTATTCCATCGGTTCCTCCTATAGTTATAGCGTCGTTCTTGTTTTTCTCGTTTTTTACTGGAACTTATCCTCGGCAATAAATCCATGAATTTCCCTTCATTATCCACTTTGTAGTATTCTCATTCCTTGCTATTCGTGCGACAATGTATTTAGTCGAAACCGATCATTGAAAACTGATTATCCGAGATAAAACTTCTCTTTGTTGGGAGTTTAAATTTGATTGCGGCGGATTCTGATTATCCTTCATTTGTTTTTGTGTCCTTCATTCTCTCTTGATTTTCTGCTATCGAAGTCTTCTCCGTGGATTCGGAGGTGGGTAATTCTTTAGTAGAGAATATCGGAGCGGATCTCGTAGTAGGCAGACAGAACTGCTGAAGACTGCTTGGAATGCGTGTCAAATCTTCTGGCCAGGATTGCTTGTGTTCTGGACTTCTTGAAACCGATAAGGATCTCTGATCTGGGAAAGGATTTTCAAGAAGGATGCAGGAGCCAGAGGAATACTAGGTTCTACTCGGACGGCGCGCTGAGAAGTAGCTGAGGTCCAGGATCCACGTAGAGGGTTTAGGGAACATGAATCGGAGACTGCAATCAAATGCCTTGATGACGAACAATCAGGGTCTCGGTATTCTTTGACAATTGAGGCTCCGATCGGATCGGAGTGGGAAGAACATTTTGTTTGAATCTGGCTGTCAATTCTAAATAAGAAGGCAAGTCCAGTTTCTTGTGTTCTTCTGCTTTTTAGGACGCGCATCGCACATGCTTTTGTTCTCCAGGGCTTGTTTTGTCAAAATGAGGCGGAGAGAGCAATGACGGTTATAATTCGCGTTTTAAAAAGAAATCTTGTTTTTTCTTGGCTTGAAATTCCCGGACCTTCTTCAGCAAAGACTTACCAGGGCAACTTCGCTAATTGCTGGAATGATTTCTAATAGAACCTAGGAATGATTTCAGGGATGGCGGATCTTTGCTGTCGTGGGAATTTCAAGCATTTTATCAAGGAGTCGGGGTTTTCTTGATTCTTTGATAAGATAACTATTTAGGATCTTTACTTTTCTTTTCACTTCAACGGGAGGTTTTCTGTGTCGAAGAACGATCAGAAATTTATGGGAAATTGGGAGGTTGTTTTTTCTGTGCCTCCTGGTAAAAAATCTGTTTCTAGGAAAAAGAAATTTCACGAGGAAATCGTTGTGCGCCGTGGAGAACAGATTATTTCTCGTAGGCGGCGTTCGAAGATGGGTCGGTGGATCCAAACGAAGGAGGTTTAGGATGAGATTTACTGGGTATTTTAATCATACGGAACTTTATCTTTCTTTAGAGTTGAAGAGATTCAACTGGAACTTGCTTTGCGCATTTGGACATTAATTATGAAGGCTATTATTACAAGGCAAAACAAAGACGGATCCTACGACGATTGTGGGATGAACAATCGTTTCCTTACTGGTGAATACAAAACTTTGAAAGGATTGTTTCGTTACGGTGTTCCTAAACATAAAGGCGTTTATCGCGTGGAAGTGTTTTACGGAGACAGCATCTACGGAGAACCGTTTTGTGTTAAATATATAGAACGGTTTTAAAGGAGGCGTTATGTACGGCATAGAACTGAATTGCGAAGACGGACGCATGGTTCTTTGCGAAACCGGTGGGTTTGCTTTTCTTGAGGACCCACTCTTAGTCGTCGAAAAGTTTCCCACGAAGGAAGAAGCTGAGGAGACGGTCAAAGAGTTGAATTTGCAGCACAATTCGATGAAGGACCATGTGGATAATCCACACATGTACTTCAGGGTTTTCGAATTGACGGAAGAGGACATGAGACGCGGACAAGACATCGACGACTTGGGTTGCTGTCCGAAGTGCGGTTCGAAAAGTGATCCGATTTTCGGCGCTGGCTTCCCGGGTGAAAGCTTCTGTATGTGTCCGGACTGCGGCTACGTCGAAGCAGACATTGAAGAACCAACGGAGAACATGATTTAGGAGGTCGTCATGAGAGCGGTTGAAAACTTGTTGAAAATGGCTAAGGACCGTGGTTTGTCTTTGAGAGAAACTTGGAAGCTGGTAAAGATAGCTTTCCCGAACAGGGAACATAGAGCGATTGCTTGCAATTGCTTACGAATAGGAAGAGAAGAAAAGCAGATCCTTCTCGGCAATTAGAAGGAGGTTTTATGAAAAACCAGAAATTAGGTTTGTATCAAACGTTCAAATGGCACCGTCGTATGTGGAGATGGGTATCCAAAGATGCGTGTAGGTCAAAAGCAGATTGGCCTGGTTGGATTAAACGTTTGCCGGGATTAGCTTGTCCCGGTTACATAGTGATTGGAAATTTGAAAAAAACAATACAATACGGTTGTTTTTTCTGCCAATACGATTTCGAAAATACGGAATATGATTGTGCGGAATGTCCAGTTGATTGGAAAACAACTTCTGCTACTAAAAAATCATTTTCTTGTGAAGGACCGGGTTCTTTTTACACCATTTGGAAAGATTTTTTCTCGCCAAGTAGTATTGTTTCTTACAAACATATATTGGAAGAAAAGGCTATGAAGATAGCTTGTATGGCTCCGAAAAAATGGAACTACGGCAAGTATAGCTGGTAAAGTCTACGGACAGATGAAGGAGGGCCGAGGCTTTGTGCTTCGGCCCTCCCCTTGTGTTCATAGACACATTGGAATAACTTGTAATTGTAAGGAGGCTATCATGGCTGACACGGAACGCACCCCGAAGCAAGAGCAGCGCAGGATGGCGGAAAAAGCGAAAAAGGCTACGAACGCTCGCCGCAGCAAAGAAAAGAAATCGAAGAATCAGGAAAAGGTCCAGATGCCCACGCAGGATGCCAAAAGGCAGTCATTCAACCTGAAGGAGTTCCTCACCGGCAAACGTTGCTTGGTGGTCACGTACGCCGTGGACAAGCGCGACAAAGAGGCGTGTTTGTCCAAGTGGGCGTTCGAACTGTCCGAGTCGTGGTTCGATTGGCGCCCGCAGGAAGAAGACCCCTTTTGGGCTAAGGAGATCGCTTTCTACATCGAAAATCCCGGACAAGACAGCGAACGCCGCCATGTCTACATTCGCAACGGCGGGCGTTGGCGCGCTGTTTTCTGGATGGGTAAGTGGTACGTGTACGACGCTTATCAGAAAGACTTGCAGGCGCACATCAAGGATGTTCTTCTGGCCGAAAACTCCGATAAGGTTCCGGATCTGTTCCCCATCGTCTGGGGTGAGTTCCCCGAGTGCATGAAGCACCGCTCGGCGGATGATTACCTCAAAACCGTTCGATAGACAGATAGGAGCCTGGAGGCAACTCTAGGCTCCAATTGTGTTTACCGGCAAAAGGTTGAAAACTTGTAATTTCAAAGGAGGTTACTATGGGAACACCGGCTTCAATATCGGTGGACTTGGGAGATGGTCAGATCATCTCTGTATACCAACACTTTGATGGTTATCCGAGCTACACTGAAGATATCCTGAATAAGTTCTTCAATTCCAAAGAAAAAGCTCTGGAACTTGTAAACGGCGGAGACATTTCCTCGATTACTCGGCAAGGACAAGTCAAATACTACGCCAAGCGTAGCGAGTGGGAAGAAGGACACGAAAACGAACCGTGGAACAAAGTGAAACCGGAAGAATCAGCATCGTTCCAAGGTGTTAAAAACAAGTTTGATGGTGTGGATTACCACTACGTTTTTAAAGACGGAAAATGGGAGGTTCATCGTGGATAAAGAACTTGTCATAACGAAAGAACATATCAGGAACTTCAAACAATTCATCGAACCGAAAACATTTGATCGGGCAGGGATTGTTATTCGTGGACGTGGAAAAACTGCTCTGTTAGAGTTTTTCGGGGAAGATCCTACGAACGGATGGCGTACATCGTCGAAGCTGTCTGCTACGGCTGTGAAAAGAAGATAGCCGATTACGTCGGCACCTTCTACAGGTACGATACGCACCACGAGGCTTCGATTTTTGCTTTTCTGAAAGTCGGAGACATAATTCGGATTGAATTCTACTCCGATTACGGAACCACTGAGTTCTTGAAAGAACATGGTCATGGCGTGGACGCTTGCTTGATCCACATCAAAAGAAAGAAAAAACGGCACCAACTGTTGTTCGGAACGCAAAGCTATACCGACAAAAAGTACCGACTCGTAAGAGAGGGGTGACTATGTGGGTATCAAAACGATTGATGGTTTTTGCGGCTGAGAAATTCCCGAACTGGCGAGACAGCTACAACTGGATGTGGTGGGTTCATATGGAAATTTTAGAAAGGAGATACAATCGTGGCTAAGAAGAACGAGAGCAAGGTGGTGAAGAAGTCGGAAAAGAAAATCGAAACCAACAACAAAAAGAACAAGGAGTCGAAGGAAATGAAGAACAACCCTGATATGCTGAATGCAAAGACTTCGGAAGAAAAGATTGAAACACCCGAAGTCGAAAAGGTGGAACCCATCTTGACGAAGCCGGAACCCATCGAAACGTTCTGCGGCACGGACTTCGACGCCGACCCGCAGGGAACGTGTTTCGCGGCGTGTATGAACGAGATGCCGGACGAGTTCAATCGCTGTCTCGCTCACTATGAGGCGTGTAAAGCGTTTACGTCGAAGGGAGGGGCAGGCCGCAAGCGCCAGAAGGGTACTACGAGCAAGGTCGTTGATGATCGCTACTACAGGCTTGCTAAGTGGGAACACAACAAGAAGTCCCAGGCGGCGATCATCGACCACCTGCTTGAGGACGGTGTGTTGTTCACGGCTGAAACTCTCGGCGAAGCGTTGGAAACTCCCGCTACTCGAATTAACGCCCACATCTACCACTTGCGTAAGATGCACGGCGTGGACATCTTCAAGACTCCCGAAGGGTACTTCTTCTGGGACGGTCTGACTGATTAGTTAAGGTCCTGCTACAGGGGGCGAGGAAACTCGCTCTCTGTATCGGTTTAGAACCTTAACAACGGAGACTTAAATTATGAAATTCAACATTTTGAACAGGTTTTCGGACGAGGTCCAGTTTACGGCTGAAATCGACTGCGCCGAGGACGCTCTAAAGTCGTCCAAGGTCGGATTGGCGGTAAAATGGGCCATCAAAAATAGAACCAATCTTAGCGGGGCTGATCTACGCTGGGCTGATCTCATAGAGGCCGATCTCAGCGGGGTCAATCTCAGCGGTACCGATCTCCGCTGGGCTGATCTCATCGGGGCTGATCTCCGATGGACCGATCTCAACGGGGCCAATCTCAGC